CGGGGGGCAGGAGAGCTTTCCCGGCGGCTATGGCGGGTCCCCCGCCCCCGCCGGTGGCTACCCCGCTCAGCCTGACCCGGACAGCGAGATTGCGGAACTGACCACGGATGACGGCGATTTCCCATTTTAAAGGAGCTGATAAAAATGTCGAGCAAGGACCCCGCGATCCTGTTCTACACATCGGATTTCTTATCAGGGGTAACCTTGATGAGTATGAAGGAGCGTGGGCAGTATATCACCTTGCTATGCCTCCAGAGGGAGCGCGGCCACCTAACCATGAAGGAGATGGAGAAAGCGGTCGGAAAACTGTCCGGCGAGGTGAAGGGGAAATTTGATTCGGATGAGGATGGACGTTTTTTTAACAGCCGGATGGAGAAGGAGATCAAAAAGCGGGAAGCGCATTCTCAGAAGCAGAGGGAGAATGTACAGAAGCGGTGGAACAAACGAAACAGTCATTCTGGTACACAAGATGGTAATACCACGGTATCTACCACGGTATTACCTTTAGGAAATGGAAGTGGAAGTATATATAACTCTCTCTGTCAAGGAGAAGAAGAGACTTCCTCCGCGCGCGAGGGAAAACCGGGCTGTCCGGACCTCGGACTGGGGCGTGTCATGACGCTGTACATGGACAAAATTGACCGGGACCCGAGCCCGGACAGCATGGATAAGCTGACCGGGTATTATCGGAATCTGGGTGAGGCGATGTGTGTCCGGGCAATCTACAGGGCTGTGGACGCGGGGGCCCGGAAGTGGCTCTACGTCCAGGGTATTTTCCAGAAGATTTTGAGCCAGGGAGTCAGGACCATCGAGGATTGGGACGCGGTAGAGGCAAAGCGCGAGAAAGAAAAGCGGGGAGGAGACGACGGCTATGAATACCTGTGAGAACGGCGCGATTTTGTTCCTGGAAGAGTTTGTCGACCCGGCACAGGAGCCCTTCGGGCTGTGGTGGTGCCAGGATGTGCTGGACATGGAGGCGGTGGCCGCCAACGCTGTGTACAAGGCGGCGGACGCGCCCTGGAGCGATATAAATTCCTGGTCAGACTGGCTGTCTCAATTTCCGTACATCCTGGTGGCTGTGCCGCCCGGACCGGCGCAGGACGAAATCTCGGAGGAGCTTTCCGCCCGGTCGCCGATCCCGGTGATGATACCGTCCGCAAAGTCGTTCTACGGGGCGGGGAGTATCCGGGAGCTGCGGGAAAACGTAGGCCTGGGGGCGGTTGACAAGCTGCTCCTGGACGCGGAGGAGGTCCCGGTATCCGGGCTTCTGAACATCGCGGAAATCAGCACGGAGAAAAAACGAAATTCCGTCCGGGTTGTCTCCGGGATACCGAAGCTTGACGGCGCGATTGGCGGGTTTTCCGGCGGGGCCCTGTCGGTCTGGACTGGGAAGCGGGGGGAGGGGAAATCCACCCTGCTGGGACAGATTCTGCTGGACGCGGTCAACCAGAATCACGTCATCTGCGCCTATTCCGGGGAGCTGCCAAAAGAAGATTTCAAGCTCTCTATGCAGCAGCAGGCGGCAGGCTATCTCAACGTGACCGAGACGACAGATCAGGCGTCCGGAAGAACGTTTTACACCGTGGACCGGCGCGTGGTTCCGGCCATTGACGAGTGGTGGGACAAACGGCTGTTCCTCACCGACATAGGGAGAAAAAGAGCCCACGAGGAGGACACGATCCTAAACCTGTTTGAGTACGCGAACCGGCGGTACGGCGCGGATGTATTCCTGGTGGACAACATCATGACCGCGAATCTTCGGGAGGAAGCGCGGTTAGGCTTCTGGCGGGCGCAGTCAGTATTTACCGGCCGGCTGGTGGATTTTTGCAAGCGTCTGAATGTCCATGTCCACCTGGTGGCTCACCCCCGAAAAACGGACAACAAAAAGTTTGATTCCGATGATGTGGCCGGGTCTGGTGATATTACAAACCGGGCGGACAATGTGTTCAAGGTCGAGCGGGTGAAGCCGGAGGATGAGGGCTGCGACGCCGTGGTGACAATCATGAAAAACCGGGAGTTCGGGGCCAGAGGGAAAATCAAGCTGGATTTTAACGAGCCGTCCCGCCGGTTTTTCCCCGCCGGGGGGAGCCCGGCCAAACAATACAGCTGGGAGGCGAAAATACGGTATGGATAAAGATCGGATCATCGATCTGGTAGAGTCTGTGATCTTGGACAAGTTGGACGAGGTGAATCGGTGCGCAAGATCAGAGGTCCGGGGGCGGATGGAGGAGATCGACGCCCTCACCGCCGCTTTAGATGTTTACCGGCAGACGCCGGACTGGACGGCGGCGAAAAGGCTGGTCCTGCCTATGACACTGCCCGGGCTGAACGACTACATAACGGCGGAGCGGTCCCACCGACAGAGCGGAGCCGCCATGAAGCGAAAGTGGCAGCGGGATGTGGCGCTGGTCATGCGGCAGCAGCTGCGCCAGCCTCTGCGGGAACCGGTGATTATGCGGTACACCTGGGTGGAGAAAGACCGAAAACGGGACAAGGACAACATATCCAGCTTTGGCAGGAAGGTTATACAGGACTCTTTTGTGAAGGACCTGAAAGCCTTGCGGAATGACGGATGGTCTAATATTGACAGCTTCACAGACCGCTTTATAGTGGACAAGTCCCGTCCCAGGGTGGAAATTGAGATTTTGGAGGCGAAATAAGTTAAAAAACATGGACATTAAATGCCGTAAAGGGAAGTATGAGCAATGGAGCAAATAGCGCTTTGGAAATCCACGCCAAAAGAGATAACGATGTATAATTGCGCAACTGACATCGTTCTGGACGGGCCTAAGAATGCGGAAATTCAGGCCACGATTTACAAATGCTATGACTACATACATGAGTACAGAAAAATACTCTGTGCAATCTCCGGTGGCTATGACAGCGACATTGTCCTGGACCTTGTGATCCGGTGCGGCGGAAAGGAAAAAACAGATTTTGTTTTTTACGATACCGGCCTGGAATACGATGCGACAAAGGATCACATCGCTTATTTGGAGTCGGTATATGGAGTAAAAATCAGATCAATAGAGCCAAAAAAGCACATCCCAACCTGTGTCCGGGAGTATGGAGTCCCATTTTGGTCCAAGTATGTCTCCGATATGATGTCTCGGCTCCAGCGCCACAATTTCCAGTGGGAGGATGGCAGCGTGGAGGAGCTGCTGAAGAAATATCCCCGCTGCAAGGCCGCGCTGCGCTGGTGGTGCAACGAGTGGGGAGATAAGTCAAGATTCAACATCAGTTACACGCCAGGCCTGAAAGAGTTTATCCAGCAATTTCCGCCCCCGATGCGAATTTCGGCGATGTGCTGCGAAAAAGCAAAAAAAGACCCGGCGCACGCGCTGGAGGACAGCGGAGATTATGGCCTAGCAATCACCGGGGTACGGAAACTCGAGGGAGGAAAGCGATCCACTACATACAAATCTTGCTTTGATGACGGTGGAAGCTGGGAGTTGTCACGGTTTCGGCCTATATTCTGGTGGGGAGACCCGGAAAAGGAAATGTATCGAAAGCACTACGGCATTGTGCGATCGGACTGCTATGAAGTCTGGGGGATGGACCGGACCGGATGTGCCGGGTGCCCGTTCGGCAAAGAGTTTGATGAGGAGCTAAAACGGGTGCAGATATTTGAGCCGAAGCGTTACCAGGCAATGTTGACCGTATTCGGGGAGAGCTACGACTACACCAGAAAATTCCTGGAGTTCCGGGAGAAAATGAAAATCAAGGAAAAACCGAAAGACAATAGGCAGACAAGGATAGAGGGTGTGTGACCGATGACCAGAGAAGAACGGCCCATAAATCCTTTCCGGAAAGGCAGCCGTGTCTGGAATATCATGGAGATGGCGATCCAGGAGCAATTTGACGGATTGCCTGGGATATCTGATTTAACATTGCATGACATAGCAGAATTGCTCGATACCTCTTGTTATGAAATTTCAGCTGATATTTATAAAATCAAAATAAAAACCGGGTACATTGTGCCGCACGTGAAGATGCCTGGAGGGAGGAAAAAGCGGAAGTGACAAACAAATTTCTTGAGCGGCTGAAACTTTTGAGCTTGAGGGGAGGATTGTAGGAAACGATGAAACTGTACGATAACGGCGCATATCGGGATGATTTCATGGAGCTGGTTTATTGCCTGCTTCATGGCGACGGGGACAATTACCGCGCAAATCAAATCATTGACGCATTTGATAGCGCCCCGGAGGTCGAAGCTGAACCGTTGCCGACCAACGACCCACTGACCCTGGAGGAGCTGCGGGGGATGGATGGGGAGCCAGTGTGGATCGTTCCGATGCGCGGAAGCGGCGGTTTCTGCACTTGGATGCTGGTTGATGCAGAATACGAGCTATGTCGAGAGGCCCATGGCAAAATGGCTGTGTTCGAGAACTGCGGAAAGACTTGGCTGGCCTACCGCCGCAAGCCGGAAGGCAACGTATGAGCCGAAGGAGCGGAGCTGGCCGGGGCGGGATGCAGTCCGTCGGCGTGCATCCGTCCATCTATTGCCAGGTCTGCGGGAAACCTGCGGCCAGATACGAACCGGGGCGCGGATGGATGCACTTCACGAAAAAGGGCTCGGTCTGGCATAAGGAGAAACCGGGCTAAATTCCCAAACGTCTAGGATTTTGAAAACTACGCGAAACAGAGGGGCTGGTGCACTTGCCGTGTAGTAGATCGAATGGATGCGGACAGCATCTTTTTCACGGATGGTACAGTACGCCTCCTGAAAATGTGCGGCAATGGCTGGTCGGCTTACCGCCGCAGGCCAGAAGAAGGGGACGGTGATGATCGTGCCTAGGCCGGAAGACCCGTACCGCAAAGGCTCGTTGATCTGGTCGGTGATGGAGGGCGACTGGGAGGACTTGACGGCCCGGCAGATCGCCGAGGTCTTGGACAGTACGCCGGGTTCTGTCAGGAACTGTATCCAAAGGATCAAGCGGGAAACGGGGTATGATGTCCCGCATGTCAGGGGAGGGATGTAGGTTGGATGAGTTCCCGTATCGTTTGCAAAGATTGAGGGAAAAGGAACGGAAGAGCAGGATAGTCCTGTCTCAGCTTTGTGGGCTTCCAGATACTGCGATCCAAAAATATGAGCGTGGAGAAACGAAACCAAATATGGATTCGCTGATTGCGATCGCCAACTATTTCCATGTGAGTATCGATTATCTTGTTGGGAGAACAAATTATTAGACCTGACCTTTTTTGGTCAGTGGAGGTCAGGATATGTGATAGGATAGCATAGGTGGGAGCCCTCCATCCTCCCACCCATGCTCCTCCTCCTCTTGACCACGAAGGGGCAGCGGGTCTCGGTCCGCTGCCCCGGATGTGGGAGATGTGCCGTTCTTTGAAGCTCATATCTCTGTGTAGCGGGAAGCGGCAGGGGCTATATGCAGCGGACCGGCGCATGGACCGGGAGCTGCACTGTGAGAGGGAACGCATGGCGGGGTATGTTCCCGCAGCCTCTTCTATCACATCTTGGAAGGAGACCTCTCGAATGGAAAAACTTGAGATCAAAAAAGTCCCGTTCTTGGGAACAGGACTCATGGCGGCCCGTGACGCGGACGGGCAGATCTGGGTGGGCGTCAAATGGATGTGCAATGGCATCGGTTTATCCAGAGGACAAGCAAATGGAGAGATCGTCAAAGTCCAGAGCGATGAAGTGCTACAAGAGGGTTGCACGAAATTTCATGCAGGGGTGTTTGACCCTGCTCATGAGACGATCGCTCTCAAGCTGGACTTTGTGCCTCTCTGGTTGGCAAAGATCAGCATCACGCCCACGATGAAAGAGGAACACCCGGAACTGGCAGAGACATTGAAGCAATATCAGCTCAAAGCCAAAGATGTGCTGGCGGAAGCGTTCCTCCCCAGTACAGTACATGGGAGCCGGAGCATGACCGAATACCAGAAGATCATGGCCCAGACCCGCGCCGAAAATGTACGCATCCGCAAGGCTCAGATCCTGGAGCGATTGGCGGCTCAGTACGACGGTACATACAGGCAGGTGCTACAGGCCTACGCCACGAGGGAGCTCACTGGGGAATTCCTCCTCCCGCTTCCGGAACTGGACCTCAATGCCACTGCCGCCGCTGACATGGAACAGCTATCTGGATATGCGGCTAAAATCCCTGGAATGGTCTTGATAGCTCTTTTGTAATGGTACTAGAGGTTTATGCCTTGTGACCGTTGATTTTGTATGAAGAATAATAAATTTTGATTGAGAGGTGGTGGTATGGCAGCAAGGCTGACGGATAAGCAAAAAAAGAAAATCCTTGCGGACTATACCGAATTAGAGAGCTATAGCGCAACAGCGAAAGTAAACGGCGTTTCAAAGGACACAGTGCGTCGATTAGTTGCGAGTTGCGCCGATTTCGCCAAGAAAGCGCAGGATAAAAAAGAGAAGAACACCGCTGATATTATTGCTTACATGGAGAATAAGCGAAATATCGTGTGTGAAATACTGGGAAAAGGGCTGGACGCCCTGAACAGCCCGGATAAACTTGCGGATGCCAGTCCGGCGCAGATCACCACGGCGCTGGGGACTCTGATTGACAAATGGGCCATGATAGGCGGCGGTCCGAAGGACGAAGCCGAAGAGGACGATCTGAGCCGCAGCCTGCGGGAATTGGGAGAGGGGTTGGAGGGCGATGCTTGAAATTGTTCCCATGAAGCTGAAAGAGGCAAATGCCTTTGTGGAGCAAAACCACCGCCACCATGGGCCTGTTGTGGGACACAAGTTTTCCATCGGTTGCTCCGATGGAGAGAAAATAGTTGGCGTTGCCATTGTGGGGCGGCCTGTTTCCCGCCATTTAGACGATGGATGGACATTGGAGGTAAATCGGCTTTGCACAGACGGGACCCACAACGCCTGTTCCATGTTATACGCCGCCGCATGGAGGGTGGCCCGTGCCATGGGATACAAAAAACTGGTGACTTACATCCTGGAGAGCGAGAACGGGACGAGCCTCCGTGCTGCCGGATGGAAATGCGTGGGACGGGCTGGGGGACTGCGGTGGACCGGGAAGCGCAGGCCAGAGGTAGACCTTTATCCGGCACAAATGAAAATAAGATTTGAAGTTACCACATGATTTCAGCAAAGCAAAAGAAAATCCTCGCCTTCCCCTACAGCCCCTACGATGCCCTGATCTGCGACGGCGCGGTCCGGTCCGGCAAAACCTCCATTGAGGTGGTGGCATTCATCGACTGGGCCATGCGGGAGTTTTCCGGCCAGCGGTTCGGCATCTGCGGCAAGACCGTGGGCAGCGCGACTGAGAACATGGTCATTCCCTACATATCCCGCAGTTACGCCAAGAAACGTTATACGCTCCACTGGCGGCGTTCGCAGAAGATTCTGGAGGTTCGCCGGGGCCCCAGAGTGAATTACTTCGAGGTGTTCGGCGGACGGGACGAATCCAGCTTCGCTCTGATTCAGGGCCGGACGTTGGCGGGGGTACTGCTGGACGAAGTAGTCCTTATGCCGGAGAGCTTTGTCAATCAGGCACTGGCCCGGTGTAGCGTGGACGGCGCGAGAATCTGGTTTTCCTGCAATCCCGGAAACCCGTCCCACTGGTTCAAAGAGGAGTGGATCGACAAGCGGGAGGAGCACAATGCTCTTTATCTCCACTTCGAGATGACCGACAACCCCAGCCTGAGCGATAAGACGCTTGCCCGTTATCAGTCCATGTATTCCGGTGTGTTTTATGACCGGTATATCCGGGGGCTGTGGGTAGCTGCCGAGGGCCTGGTGTATCCCATGTTCAGCGAAGAGGAACACGTGATGGACGAGATACCCTGGCAAGCCCTCCAGCGGGGGAGATGGTACATCTCGGTAGATTATGGTACAGTGAACCCGACCTCGGCGGGGCTTTGGTGCCTGTGGCGGGGGACGGCGTATCGCGCCGGCGAATATTACTATGACAGTAGGAAGCCTGGGAACCATCAGCGCACGGATGAAGAGCATTATACAGGTCTTGAGGAGCTGGCTGGAGACAAGAAGATAGATCGGATCGTCGTGGACCCATCCGCTGCCAGCTTCAAGGAGACGATCCGGAGGCACGGGAGGTTCGCCGTGTGGGACGCAGACAACAGCGTCGTGGATGGCATCCGGTTGACGGCTTCGCTGCTGCAGGCCGGACGGATCCTGATCCACAGGGACTGCAAGGGCCTGCTGTCGGAGATCGCCGCATACCGCTGGGACACGGAAGCGTCGATGGATACGGTGATAAAAGAAGCGGATCACGCCTGTGACGACATGCGGTACTTCTGCTCCACTATCATGGCGCGGGAAGTGCGGTCTGCGGGCATATGACAAAGATATTTCGATGGGCCATCAAAAAAGAGGAGGATATCTAGCATGAACGAACTGAAGATCTTTGAAGACGAGCGATTTGGGACCATCCGAGCCATCGTGGAAGATGGTAAGACACTGTTCTGTGGGTCCGACGCGACAAAAGCGTTGGGCTACAAGAATTCGAGTAAAGCTCTGACAGACCATTGTAAGGGTGTAACGAAACGTTATATCCATACTCCCGGCGGAAATCAGGAAATGAATTTTATCCCCGAGGGCGATATCTACCGCTTGGCTGCCAAGTCTGAGCTGCCGGGGGCGGAGGAGTTCGAGATCTGGATCTTTGATGAAGTCCTTCCCTCCATCCGCCGCAACGGCGGATACATCTATAGGCAGGAGAACATGACTCCAGAGGAGTTGATGGCAAAAGCGCTGATGGTGGCGCAAAAGACTCTGGCTGACCGTGAGGCCCGCATCTCGGCACTGGAGATCGCCAACTCCGCCCTGACAGTGGAGACGCAGGTCATGAAGCCCAAAGCGGACTACTTCGATGAACTGGTTGATCGGAACCTGCTGACCAATTTCCGGGAGACGGCGAAGCAGTTGGAGGTCAGGGAGCGGGACTTCATCCAGTTCCTGCTCAACAAGAAGTACATCTACCGGGACAAGCGTGGCAAGCTGATGCCCTATGCCCAGCATGTGGATAGCGGCCTGTTCGAGGTCAAGGAGTGCTTCAACGAAAAGACCCAGTGGAGCGGCACCCAGACGATGGTGACGCCCAAGGGGCGGGAGACCTTCCGGCTGCTGTTCGTCGGGGCGGCGTGAATGGCTCGGCCATCAAAAAGAGGAGGATATCCATCATGAATGAACTGATGATTTTCAACGATCCCGAGTTTGGGACTGTCCGCGCTGTGGAGATCGACGGAGAACCGTGGATGGTCGGCAAGGATGTGGCTGCGGCGCTGGGGTACAGCAACTCCCGCGACGCGCTGGCAGTCCATATCGATGAAGAGGACAAAGCTACCGTCGCGATTCACGACGGTAGCCAAAACCGAAACATGACCGTCATCAACGAGAGCGGCCTGTATTCGCTGGTGCTGTCCAGCAAGCTCCCTGGCGCGAAGAAGTTCCGCCGGTGGGTGACGGGCACCGTCCTCCCGGCGATCCGTAAGACCGGCTCGTACAGCGCCAGCGTCCTGACGGACGGCACGAAGGCCGCGCTTGCCGAAGCCAAGGCGAAGAACGCCCGGGCCCGTGTGGCTTCCATGTGGATGAAGCTGGCCAAGGAAAACCCCATCCCAGAGTACAAGGCGATCTGTGCCCATTATGCCAGCGCGGAGCTGACCGGCGGGCAAGCGGTGCTCCCTCTCCCCGAGGCGACGGAGCGTACATACAGTGCCGCCGAGGTCGGAGAGCTGCTGGATGGCATAAGCGCCGATATAGTGGGGCGCATGGCGAACCAGGCCCCCGCGATCTTGATATGAGGCGGGGGAGATATCGCATCCAAGAGAGGGAGATACATGGGCATCATCGAATGGGCGCTGAACAAGTTCGGCTACACGAAACAGGATAGAGTGACGATCCCTGCCGGGACCATCGAGAAGGAGTTCAGTGTGCTCCCTGCCGCCTCCCGGAAGATGGAGGACGCTATCGACCTCTGGTATTCCATGTATATCGACCACCCTCCCTGGGAGAGCTGCGATGTGCGGCCGCTGGGATTGCCGGGGGCCATCGGTCGGGAGCTGGCCCGTCATGCGTTGACGGAGTTCTCTGTGGCCGTGTCCGGCAGCGAAAGGGCGAAGTACATCGACCGGCAGATGCAACTGGCGGTGGCAAGGTTCGGGATCGATCTGGAGCTGGGCCTCTGCCTGGGCGGGGTGTGCCTCAAGCCGTACCCGGAAGATGGCCGCATCTTGGTGGACGCTTTCACCACGCGCTTCACGCCGACCCGCTTCGATGGGGCCGGCAAGGCGATAGGCGGCGTGTTTGAGAGCAAACCTGTGCGCCAGGGGAAAGACTGGTTCGTCAAGCTGGAGCACCACGACTTCCAGATACGCGAGGATGGCAGCAAGGTCTACGTGGTGGAAAACAAAGCATTCCGCAGCGGACGGGACGGCGGCATCGGTGCTCAGGTCCCTCTCGATGCTATAAAGGAATGGGCAGGACTGGAGGAGCATAAGGAGATCGAAGGTCTGACCGGCCCGCTGTTCTCCTATTTCAAGCCGCCGATAGCCAATCGGGTGGAGCCCGATTCGCCTATGGGGGTCTCCGTGTATTCCGGAGCGGTGATGGACCTCATCCGGGAAGCGGACCTTCAGTGGGAGCGTATCTGGTGGGAGTTCAAGAGCGGGGAGCGGAAGATCTTCTCAGATGCCACGCAGATCGATGCAGGACAGATCGGAGACCGGCTTTTCCTGAAAGGCGCTTTTACCAGCGACGGGAATCTGTTCGAGCAGTTCAGCCCAGAGCTGCGGAACGCTGCACTATATGACGGGCTCCAATATATCCTGAAGATCGTCGAGTTCAATGTGGGGCTCGCTTTCGGAACGATCTCCGACCCGCAGTCCGTCAACAAGACGGCCACCGAGGAGATCATGACCAAACACCGGCAGTACGTGACGGAGGACTGCATCCAGGAAACGTTCCAGGCGGCATTGGACGATCTGATCTACGCTATGGACGCGTGGTGCGACCTGGCGCAGCTTGCTCCAGCGGGGGAGTACAGCGTGGGATACAACTGGGGCGACGGGGTCCTGGACGATCCTGAGACCAGGCGGCAGGACATGGCGATGGATATGCAGCGGGTGGCTGCTGGACTGATGAAGCCGGTCGCCTTCGTCATGAAGTGGGACGGCGTGGACGAAGAGACCGCCCGGAAGATGCTACCGGATATGGAAGATATGACGGACGAGGAACAGGACGAGGTGGAGTAAATGCCGCGCTATCCGTTCAGCCCGGAGATATTGGATGCCCTCCCCGAAGAGCTGGCGGAGCTGTTCCGGGGCCTGGAGCTGAAGCTGCTGGAGGAGATCTGCTCCAGGCTTCGTCTGGCCGGCGAGCTGAACGAGGTCACGGTCCAGGACGTCCGGGCCCTGCGCTCCCACGGCGTGGATCTGGAGGACATCAAGAGGGCCATCTCCAAGACGACCGGCGTCGGCATGGACAAGCTGGAGGCCCTGTTGGACGATGTAGTGGCGCGTAACCAAAGATACTACACATCGATGATCGATATCGCGCAGGTGACCTTTCCGCAGAGGCTGGTGGACGAACGGGATATCGACGCCATCCGGCGACAGACTGTCGATGGATTCACCAACCTCACCCGGTCCATGGGGTTCCTGGTACGGGACGGACGGCACAAGGTCATGCTTCCGCCAGCAAAGGCGTACCAGTGGGCCCTGGACAGCGCGGAGCTCCAGATCATGTCCGGCGCGATCAGCTACGACCAGGCCATCGGCGAGGCCGTGCGGCAGTTGGCGAAGAGCGGGCTGTGCGTGGCGTTCGATAAAAATGGAGCCCCGGTCAGGAACGCGGTCAAGTACGAGCGCGGAGGCATCCAACAGCTTGACGTTTGCATTCGCCGCGCGGTGATGACCGGCGTGAACCAGCTCAACCAGAAGTACCGGGAGCAGTCCATGGACTACCTGGAGACGGATCTGCTGGAAGTGACGGCCCACCTGGGGGCGCGGAACATAGACGGGCCAAACGGCTGGGAGAACCATGCAAAATGGCAAGGGAAGGTGTACCGATGGAAAAAATAAAAATTAAGCTGAGAGAATGTTGCTTGACCTGTGAACACTTTGACCCATCCGGCATTAAGGGATTGAGTATGTACTACGCTCCGCCTTGCGGTTGTGGGGAGATAGAACGTGTGATTGCTTGCGGACATATGGCTGTTTGCAAGATGTATCTGGAAAGCACGGGGAAGGAGTAGGGATGGGACTTTGTGCAACAGCTAAAGGATTGACCGCAGAAACAGAATTTAACTGCGGGTATTTGACATACGGACTGTTTCTCCGAAATTTGGCGCGTACTTACAATGAGGAAATCGGGGAAATGTTCGAGAGTATGTGCGCCGGGAATCGATTGACTGAAGAACAAGAGAACAGGTGGAATGAAATCTGCAATGACGATTTGGATTTGCTACTTTTTCACTCCGATTGTGATGGAAAATTTACCCCGCAAGAGTGCCGACGGATTTACAATGCAATAAAAGACCTTTACATGGATATGCAAGGCCACAATTACATTGTGATGAAACCGTACAATATGCTCGAACACTGGAAAAGTATCTTTTTGCACTGTGCAAAAAGGCGGGTAACATTATTCTATTACTGACAGGAGGTGATGCAATGGCAGAATACCCCGATTTTGAAAAGACGTGCGGCTACGGCTCCGTGACTGGCATAGGCGGAGCCAACTGCAGGCACTCCTACTGGCCCTTTATAGAGGGCGTTTCGGAGCGCACTTACACCGATTCCGAGCTGGAGGCCATGAAGCCGGAAAACCGGCCTAAAATCCAGTTTGAGGGCCGGGAATACGACGATTATCAGGCTACCCAGAAGCAGCGCCAGATCGAGCGCACCGTTCGCAAGCTGAAACGCCGCAAGACCGCTTTCGAGGCGGCGGGTCTGAAGGAGGACGCTCAGGCAACAAACATCCGCTTGCGGCGGCTGAGTAAGGAATACATCGAGTTCAGCAAGGCGGCGGGACTGCCGGAGCAACGGGAGAGAATGAAGGTGATTTACAAGTGAAATGCATTAAATATATGGTAGTAACTTTCGTGATTATGCTTTCTTTGCTTGGATGTAGTTCGTCGGAAAGTAGTGGAATTGAAAGCAATAAGCAAGAAGAAAAACCAACCGGAACGTTTATTGAGGTCGACAGAGGGGTTTCCTGGAAAGTTGTTTTCCACAGAGATACAAAGGTTATGTATGTTGTATCAAATAATTTTACGTTACTCGTGAACGCAGATGGAACGCCGATGCTTTATGGCGGATAAAAAAGGAACTATTCTGAGACCGTCGGACATCAAAGCTGCCGAAGCCGTCCTTGCCCGTGGTGAGCGCGTGGAGCTAATCCCCGTCAAGGACGGCGTGAAGGTTGTACGGGTGCGGCGGGAGGAAGTGAAGAAGGATGTTTGACGGGAATCTTTGTAATGCTGGGCTTTTTCCTGCGGAACTTGTCCCGCCGGAAATCATAGAGCAATTTTTTCAATCGCCGATGTGCGGTTTCCCGTGCTATACCTGCAAGCACAAAGGGGAAGAAACCCCGCGCTGTGAAAACTATAACAAATGTGGGTTATGGCTCGACTGGGCAAATAAAAAGGGACTGAAAAAGTAAATACTTTTCCGCCGTCTAAGCGTTGACGGCGAAGAGCCGAGCGTGGTTATTCATCCAGAAATGGGTGAGTGACCACGCTTTTTCTTTTGGTAAAACCCGCACAAGCGGTTTTTATACAACTTTTGACCGTCCCGAAGTCGCAAAACTACGGGGCCGCAGTGGAAGCGACCCACGCGAAAAAAGCGAAGCGGTGAAGGAGAGACCATGACGAGAGAATCTTTGAAGGGCCTGGGGCTTGAGGATGCCGCCATCGACAAGATCCTGGACGAGAACATGGCGGACATCGGAAAGGAGAAGGCCAAGACCACCGCGGCGAAAGCCGACCTTGCGGACGCGCAGGGGAAGCTTTCTGCGGCCACAGCGGAGCTGGAGGCGCTGAAGAAGTCCAACGGCGACGTTGCGGCAGTGCAGAAACAGCTCGCGGACCTCCAGGCCAAGTACGAAAAAGACACGGGCGAGCTGACCGCCAAGCTGGCGGACCGGGACTACTCCGACGCGATCGCCCGGGCCATCACGGGGAAGTCCCTCAAGTTCAGCTCCAAGAGCGCGGAGCGGGCCTTCACCGCCGCGCTGAAGGAGCAGAAGCTGGAGCTGAAGGACGGGGAGCTGGCCGGCCTGGACGACTTCATCAAGGCCCAGCGCGAGGCGGACCCCGACGCGTTCGCCCCGGACAGGCCCGTGCCCCGATTCGCTACCGGGTCCGGCAGCGGCGGAGGGCATGGAGCGCCGCCCAAAGCCCCAAGCAGAGCGGCACGATTGGCCGCTGAGTACCACACGAGCCTTTATGGCGAAGAAAAAAAGGAGTGACAAAACATGTCTTTTATCGGAGCAGCAGAGATGGGGCGGGTATTCGCCCCCGGTTGGTTCTTAGAGAGCGAGAGGGGCGTGGTCCGCAAGACCCGCCAGATCGAGCAGGCCGGAGCGACAGCCAGAGAAGACGGGAGCAAGTATGTTCCTATGGGGACTGTCTGGCCCGCCAATGACGCCACAGCGGAAGGCATCCTCTATGAGGATATCGACGTGACCACCGGCGATATGCCTGGGAGCGTTGTCTTGGCTGGGCGTGTGTACGAAGACCGGTTGCCTGCGGCTATTGCCGAGGCGGCAAAAACAGCCCTGGCGGGGAAGGGATTCGTGTTCATCGCCGCAAGCCCTTCCGTGACCCGGCCCTACTGAAAGGAGTGACAGCATATGGCTGAAGAGTTCAACGGCTTTATCCCCCAGGAGGAATGGCTGGATGTGGGCTTCAATGTGACCAGGTCCACCGACCCCATCGACAGCTTGGTCGGCGATATCCGCACGGACAATATCATCGCCAAGTGGGAGTCCATTGCGGCGGAGTATCAGACCGCCATCATGGCCCAGTTCCATGCCTTTGATACGGAGGCAAATAAGACCATCCATATCCCGGTGGACAAGCACAGCATCAAGAAAGCACTGATCAAGGTCAAGATCGACCAGAGCGAGCTTTTGCAGGAGTACATGGACAACGGTGTGCAGGGACGTGACGCCCTGCGGGACTATGTGTTCAATGACGGTATCCGTTTGGCGGAGCAGGTCTTTACCCGCTCCAAGGTGGCGAAATCGGAGATGCTGGCCACCGGGAAAATCACCATCAAAGAGAACGGTCTGGACATCCCTGTGGACTACGGTGTGCCCGCAGGCCACACCAGCTTTGAGCTGGATCTTTCCCAGGATGCGGACATTTCGGGACAGATCCAGAGCATCATCGATGAGGCTTCTGACGCAGGCGTGACCCTGAGCGGTTTTATCACCTCCCGGAAAAACATCACCAAAATGCGCCGGAATGTCGCACTTCAGAAGGAGATCGCCGGGAACCTCAGCGCGGGGGCTCTTTTGGGCAAGACGACGCTTTACGCCCACCTGGAGCAAGAATATGGCTTGGGCCGAATCGTCACCCATGATCTGACCTATGGTGCAGACGCCAAGCTGGGGAGCGATGGACGGCCGGTCATCACCAAGAAGAGGTATTTCCCCGACAACAAGATCTCCTTCTTCTCCACGAATCCCGCAGGCCGCGTAGGCACGGGGCTTTGGGGAGACCCGCCTGAAACCCGGCTGGCCGGATTTTACCCCGTCAATTCCAGCGGCGAGGCTCCGTATGTCTACGTGACCCAAAAGATGGAATGGGACCCTGCTGTTCTGTGGACCAAAGCCAGCGGGCTGTTCATGCCCCTGCTGTACGACCCCAACAGCCTGTGGATCGCTACGGTCAAGCCGGATGCGGCCACCGCCGCCCTGAACGACGAGCAGACCGCCCAGAGGGCCAAGATCAAGTAAGAAATGAGGGGCAATTATGGAACTGAAAAATACCGTCTCTATGATGGAGAGTACTGACTACAAGGAGCGCTTTAAGGCCGAATATGAGCAACTGCGTATCCGGTTTGAAAAGCTGAACGCAATGCTGGATAAGTGGGACGCGGGTACGCTCCCGTTCACCCCCACCTGCCCGCGCAGCACGTACAACATCCAGACCCGTGCTATGGCCGATTATCTGGCGGCCCTTGAGGCGCGGGCGGTCATGGAAGGCGTAAGCCTGTAAGGAAAGGAGGCCCATGGGATGTATGCCGACTATGACTTCTACCTGAACGCCTATTTCGGGAACGCGATCTCGGAGGAGGATTTCCCCCGGCTGTCTGAACGGGCCTCCGACTACATCCGGGCGGTGACCGGCGGCGTCTCCGACCGGGTGGACGGCTGGCAGCAGGAGGCCGTCAAAAAGGCTTCCTGCGCCGTCGCCGACATCCTCCTGGACGAAGAGATCATGACCGCCAGCGCGTATCAAGGGGGCGCACAGGTGTCCAGCGAAGCGGTAGGGGGCTGGTCGCGGAGCTACAAGTCCGCGACCGTCTCCGCCGCCGACATGCAGGTCATCGACAGCCGGAAGCGGGACGCGCTGCTGCTGTACCTGGGGAATCTCCCGGCGTTCGCGCCAATCTTCAAAGTGAGGTCTTATCCATGCCTGCACCGCACCGAATGAACTGCCCTCGCCGGGCAAACGCCCGCCGTCCTGCCATGTTCCCCCATACGATCACGTTGTACAACGTGGAGATCATCCATGGCCCAGACTATGATGATACGATCGTAAACCACATTACCATTTTACGAGGAGTCTTTCTCGAGGCTTGCAAAGCCATAAATGTGCAGAAGAGCGGTTTGGTAGGAGCAGATGCGGCGACTCTTTATATACCGTTCTCTGTAGAGGCAGTGAATGCTGTCACAGGGAAGCGAAAACGGTACATACCTCCCATCGAATTTTGGCGTGTGGAGGACAAATCTGGCTTCTGGACGCTTGCAATCACCAGCAAAGAACCTGGCGTGAGTGGTAACACCTTTTTTGTAAAGGGAGAGGCCGTGGAGCCAGATAAAGCTATGGATTTCATCGAGATGAAGTACGACCATGTATACGACATCACAAAAATCGATGAAAAAGATTTTGGGAGTCCAGATATGCAGCATTTCGAAGTGGGGGCAAATTGATGGCAGGGATCAAATTCACGTTAGATTCTCAAAAATTCAAAAAAGATATGGAACGCCTCAACAGAAAGATCTTTTGGGCTGGATCAGGAGCTGAGCACGCCGTATCGATCCAGATCGCGAAGGACACGGAGCCATATGTCCCAGCGCGATCGAAATCCCTCTCAAATCGAACAATAGTGCATAAAGGAACCATCATTTATCCAGGCCCTTATGCTCGCTTCCTCTACTACGGGAAACTTATGATCGACCCAGACACCGGCAGCACGTGGGCGCCAAAGGGGGCGTCAAAAGTGATAGACCCAGGCGGAAGAGACCTTGATATCAAGAAAAAGGTCCACAGCAAGGCGCAATCCCATTGGTTCGAGGCGTCTAAAGCTCAGAATCTTCCAAAGTGGAGACGAGTAGTGGGGGAGGTGATGCAGCGTGAGTTCCGATGATAAGCCTTTGGAATTCGTAATAGCCAAAGAGGAAGATCAGATATCCCGCAAGATATTGAAATGGTTGAACACGTTCCCGGAGATCCCGCTGTCTATCTTTCGCGTCGATTACGAGTTTATGAACGCAGAACTCGAATGTATGGCGTTGTCTCTTGTCCAAAGCACGTACATCATAGAGCGGTTCATAGACGATTCTTATATAGCGGAGTATCAGTTCAAGATCGTCTATCGTGTAAACCCTTCCACCACAATTCTGCGGCTCGGGGCTGATGAATTGCTGAACGCATTGGGAGATTGGGCCAGCAGTCAAAAGCCGGACATAGGGGATGGGCTAAAAGTTCGGGAGCTTGAACAGACCGCTCGATCGTCTTTGTTCGCCAGAATGGAGCGCGGTTGGGAGGACCATCAAATATTCATGCGGATGACCTATGAGGTCGGCACATAGAAAGTGAGGAAATCATGGCAGAAAAACGAAGCGCATTCAAAATGTTTATGAATACCACGCCAAAAGAGGCAGATGCGACCTATGGCATCATCGGCCCTGGCGTGACAGAGCTGTCCATCGCTTATAACCCCCAGACCAGCACCAATCAGTACATACATGAAGACGTCGCCAATACCGACATGACCGGGTATCAGCCCAACGCTCCCGTGACGGCTCAGGCGGTGCCCGGAGACCCCGTTTTCGATTTTGTGAACGATATGCGGGAAACGCTTCCAATCGGCTCTGACGCTTACAGCGATGTGGTCCTGGTGGACGTGTTTGGCAAACAGACAAGTGGGTCTTATGCAGCCACCAGACAGCCTGTCTCTATACAGATCGACAGTTATGGCGGCTCGGCCTCCGACCCCCTGTCCATCGGTTATACCATTAACTGGAGAGGCAGCGGGATAAAGGGGACTTTCGAACCTGAGACCAAAACGTTTACCGAAGGGGCGTCCTCCAGGGGCGTTTTCGAAGAGGAGGAGCGATAAATGGCCGGCATTCGCGTCAAGACAAGCGCAAAGCGCATCGAGGTCAATGACAACGGGGAGTACATCGTCCTTGATTTCGGCGACAACAGTTTCCCGGATCGCTTTTTCGCCATGGTGGACCGAGTGCAAGAACAAGCGAACACGGCAACGTCAGAGGCGGAGAAGATCGACGATCGATATGAAAAGGGAAGCGAGGGGCACATGAGGGCGTCTGCCGCTCTGTGGCGCAAGGTGCATGAGAACATCATGGATGAGATCGACAGCCTTTTTGGAGTTGGGACATGCAAAAAGGTATTTGGAGATATCGTCCCTGGAATTGAGCTGTACGATGATTTCTTTACTCAGCTCATTCCGTACTTCAACGAAGCCGGACAGGAGCGGGCGCGCCGCATGAGCAAATATAGCGCCAGCAGGGTGGGAAATGTATAACGCCCTGCTGGATCGACTGCCCGAAGATTATGAGGGTTGGCTCATTCGAACGGACTACCGGATAGGGGTCCAGATACAACTTTGCGTCTCCGATCCAGAGCTGTCTGACAGTGAAAAGACCTGGACGGCGCTCGATCTGCTATACGGGAATGGCATCCCGCCCGACCTTCAAACCGCCCTCGACGGGTTGTCATGGTTCCTGTCATGCGGCGACCCATCTCCAGCAGATGAAGCAAGTAATGAGCCGCCCTTGTATTCTTTTGAGCAGGATGCAGGCCGGATCGCGTCTGGTTTCCGAAAGGTGTTCCACATCGATATCACGAAGGAGAAACTCCATTGGTTCGAGTTCATCTCTATGCTCGGCGAGCTCAAAGATACGGCTTTTTCCGGCGTCATTGAGATCCGCAGCGCAGACCTTTCCGAAATAGACAAGAAAAAAAGAGCTGAATTCCTTCGAATGAAAAAGAGATTCGCTTTGTCCAGCGGGTATACGCCAGAAGAGCAGGCTGAGATCGACGAATTTATGGAAAGGCTGAAATAAAGTATCCAGGCGTGCCTCGAAGATCTCATGATGATATGGCCGTTGTCAGCAGCAGAGTGATTGCGGAGCGGTTTGGGAAACAGCATCAGCACGTAACGCAAGCGATCGAAAAACTCATCAGCGAAAATTCGCTGGTGAAATCTATGTTTATCCGCAGTTATTATGATACGGAGCGCGGAAAGTCCTATAAGGAGTATCTCATGAACCGCGACGGCTTTTCTCTCTTGGTCATGGGCTTCACCGGGAAAGAAGCTATCTACTCTATCGAGTGACGATCTTGTGATCGTAACGGTAATGGTCGCAAGAAGTGTGGTTTTCTGGGGTATCAGCAACTCAGTATCCTACAAAAAAAGATAGGTTAAAAATCGCACTTATCTAAAAATGAAAGGAGGCGAGATATTGGCATTCGGCTACGACGGTTCTGTTCGTATCAAAGCAGACTTGAACCACAGCCCATTTGACCGGGGCTTGACGCAGATGACCAGCTTGGTCAACAAATTTGGGAACACCCTAAAAAAGCTTGGCGGCATGGTGGCGATGGCGTTCGGCACTGCCGCGATCATAAACTTTGCCAAAGAGAGCATCAAACTGGCCTCCGACATCGAAGAAGTCCAGAACGTGATCGATGTGACTTTTGGGCAAGGAGCCGCACAGATACAGGAATTTGCCCAGTCTGCGGCAGAAGCCTTTGGTTTGTCAGAGCTGGCCGCGAAGCAATACACGGGAACGCTTGGGGCAATGCTCAAATCGTCCGGATTCACTACTCAGGCAGCACAGGAGATGTCCATGGCGCTGACTGGGTTGGCGGGAGACATAGCATCCTTTTACAACCTGGACACAGATGTGGCATTTGAAAAGATCCGAGCTGGTATCAGCGGAGAGATCGAGCCGTTAAGGCAACTGGGCATCAATCTGAGCGTAGCGAATCTGGAGACGTATGCTCTTTCTAAAGGTATGACGAAAGCCTATAGCGCCATGTCTCAGACAGAACAGTATCTATTGCGGTATAACTATCTGTTGGACGTTACAGCGGACGCCCAGGGGGATTTTGCCCGCACGTCCGGCAGCTTTGCCAACCAGATCCGCATCCTCCAACTCAACTTTGACCAACTGCGCATCGCGGTGGGAAACGCCCTGATACCCGTCGCTCAGGCAGTCTTGCCCAGCATCAACGCCATCATCGCAGCATTGACAAAACTGGCCAGCGTATTTGCTCAGGTGACAGCGTTGTTGTTTGGGAGATCTCCAGAGGTCAAGACTACATCCGAAATCGCCACGTCCGCAGGAGCTGCCGCCGATGCGACAGACAAGCTGGCGGGATCCACTGCTGGCGCTGGTAGCGCAGCAAAACAAGCCGCAAAAGACATGAAAGGAGTCTTGGCCGGTTTTGACGAACTGAACATACTGGCTGATAACGCATCGAACAGTCTCAGTGGCGCTGCAAACGAGATGGGGATAGGCGGTGAAGGACTGACGCTTCCCGAAATAGAGGGAGGAGGAGAGCTATTTCCTGATGCGGAAATATCCCCAAAGCTACTATCTTCTATTGAAGCTTTGAAAAAAGAATTAGAGTGGTTGGAAAGCACAGCGAGAAAGATCTGGCAAGTGTTTGCTGCGTCGTGGGAAGAAAATGGTGGGAAGGTGATATCCGCAGTAAAAAACATGTTCCTGTCTGTTTGGGGCTTGATCAAATCCATTACAGACGCATTTGTCAGTGTTTGGTCAAACGGAACAGGGCTTGAGATTCTGAACACGATCTATAGCATCATCAGCAATGTCTTGAACGTCGTGTCCGAATTGTCAAATCGTTTTCGAGAAGCCTGGGAGGCAAATGAAAATGGAGAGGCCATCTGGCAATCGCTTTTGGATATTGCACAAGTATATCTTGGATATATCGAAAGGATTTCAGAGGCAACGCTGATGTGGGCGCAAGAACTTGATCTAGAGCCGCTCGTATCTGCGTTCCGTGGACTGCTAGAAGCTATCGTGCCCTTAGTAGAGGTCATGACAGACGGCTTAGCATATGCTTACGAAAATATCCTCCTTCCTCTTGGAGAATGGTTTTTGGAAGAGCTGGCACCTGTTGGAATCGAGCTCGTGACAGCCGCTGTCAAGGCGCTGACCGAAATCTTGACGGCTCTGGAACCCATGGCAAAATGGTTGTGGGAAAATTTTTTGCAGCCATTAGCAGAATGGACTGGCGAGATCGTGATATCAGCTTTGGAGAAGGTCACAGACTTGCTTTCGAAATTTAGTGTATGGGTATCTGAAAACCAGGAATTGGTCCAGGATATCACGATTGTGGTAGGTTCGTTTGCGGCAGCATGGGTCCTCGTAAATTCGGCGGTCACGGCATGGAACACGATATCTGCCATTGCCAAGACTGCAACGACAGCTTTCGGTGTGGCTATAAATCTTTTGACATCCCCCATAGGTCTCGTCACTTTAGCAATCGGAGCGGTCATAGCGATCGTTTTGCTGCTCATAAAACATTGGGACGATGTAAAAGAAGCCGCTGGGGCTGCCTGGGACTGGATCGTAGAGAAGTGGGAAGCCGCCGGGAAATGGTTTGAGGAAAACGTAACGGAACCGCTAGGGAAAGCGTTTGAGGCTGTAGGTGATTCTGTAAAAGAGATCTTCAATGGGATCATTGGTACAGTCGAAGGGATGGTCAATGGAGTAATAAAAGCAATAAACTGGCTTATTTCTCAGCTCAACAAAATCAAGTTCGATTTCCCGGATTGGGTCCCTATTATCGGCGGGAAATCTTTTGGCCTGAACATCCCAAAGGTTTCTGAGGTCACTCTTCCCCGCCTCGCCAATGGCGCGGTCATCCCGCCAAACCAGCAATTTGCGGCAATCCTCGGTGATCAGCGCAGCGGAAAGAACCTAGAGGCGCCTGCCGCCCTTATCAAGCAGATGGTCATCGAGGGCATCCAAGCGGCGGGGGGCGCCGGTGGGAGCGGCCAGCCCATCCAGGTGAACGTCATGCTGGACCGAAAAGTCTTGGCTCGGGCCATAGTGCCAGAGATCAATGACATGACACGACAGGCCGGGAAGCCGGTACTTCTGATTTGAGGTGACAAGGATATGGACCTTTTGATCATCAACGAACACGACTACTCCAGGTTCATCAAAAATACAGGCTATGGATGGGGGAGGAGCGACCTAGACAGCGACAAAAGCACCAGAACAAAGGACGGCCGGTTGCGCAGAGACAAGATTGGGACGAAAAGAAAGATCACGTTTGAAGTGATGGGCCTGACTCGTCAAGAATTGGCGCAGTTGGACGACGACCTGAGCCAACCAACGTTTTCCGCGACCTATATGGACCTTCATGGAAAAATGACAAGGGAATTCTATTGTTCCTCGTTCAGCGCCTCCTTGACTACGACCAGACGTGATGACGGATCTACTTGGAGGTCGGAGCCGTTCACCATCACTGAGGTATAACGATGGCCCAAACGACCAGCGCATCATGGAAAGCGCTATGGCGCACGCCGGGGACGGAGCGGGAGTACCGGTTCGAGATCGCGGGGAAGGTGTACGGGCCGGACGTGGAGGTCACGCATTCGGTGGACAGCGGGCTGTATGAGCAGTTCGGCATCGGGAACGCGGCCACGGCGAAGCTGACGATATCGCTTTTCGCGGACAGCATCCCGCGCGCGGCCACCATCAAGCGGTATATCCGCCTGCGCAACGGGGAGCGCGTCAGCGAATGGCTGCCCAAAGGCGTGTTCTTCGCCAACCGGCGCAGCGAAGAGGACGGGTACTGGACCGTGGAAGCTTTCGACGCCATGCGGAAGGCCGAGCGGCCTTGGGAGCCGGACCAAAGCCTGAGCTTCCCGCTGTCCATGCCGGCCGCGGTGCGGGAGTTCGCCCGGCTGATGGGGGTGGAGGTGGATGAGCGTACACGGCTCGACCCGGCCTACACCATCGACTATCCGACCAGCGACCCTGACAGCGATACGGGCGACTACTACAGCATCCGGCAGGTGCTGCAATGGATCGCTGCCGCCCATGCGGGGAACTGGATCGTGACTGGGGAGGGGAAGCTGCTCCTGGTCCCGCTTCTGTCCTTCCCGGAGGAAACGAGCTACCTCGTCACCGAATACGGCTCGGCGATCACATTGGGGGGAGTGAGACTGCTTGTCTGATAAATTCTTCGTGGGCCTGGACCTGACCGGCATAGAGGACAACGGACTGCACGATCCGATCTCTCGGGTCACGCTGCTGCTGGACGACGAGAACAGCGTCACTGCCGGGGACGATACAGGCGGGGAGCTGCTGGCGGACTGCCCATACGCCACACCGGCGATCGCGAACGCCATATTGGCCCAGGTGAAAGGCTATCAGTACCATATGTTCAGCGCAGACGACGCCGGCCTGGACCCGAGCGCGGAGCTGGGGGACGGCGTGACGGCGGGCGGCATATATTCCGTGATATCCAGGCTCAGCGACGATGGGAGCGGATACCTGGGCGTGACAGCGCCTGGAAAGGCCGAGATGGAGGAGGAATATCCCACCAGCGGCCCGATGACGGTGGCCTTCGACCGTAAGATCGCCCAGACCCGCTCCAGCATCACCAAGACGGCGGAGCAGATCACGCTCATGGTGGAGGACCAGGTGGAGGGGCTGGAAGGGAAGCTGGAGCTGACCGCCAGCAGCCTGAGATCGGAGATCGTGGACAAAACAGAGGGGCTGAGCTCCAAGATCGAACAGACCGCCAGCAGTCTGACGTCGCGGATCGATGCGACGAACGGGCGCGTGTCCTCCATCGAGCAATACGTGGACGGCATCACGCTATCGGTGTCGAACGGGTCCACCTCCAGCACCATCGCCTTGAAGTCCGGCAGCGCCACCATCGCCAGCCAGACGATCCGGATGGACGGGCTCGTGACCTTCACCGGGCTCCAGAGCGGCACCACCACCATCGACGGGGCGTGCATCAAGACCGGGCTCATCTCGGCAGAGCGATTGGAGCTGACCGGAGCGATCACATGGGGGGACCTCGCCTATGATGCGCAGGGCCAGGTCATGGACGCGCAGGACGCGGCCAACTCCGCAAAGTCCACAGCGGACGCCGCTCTGTCTACCGCTCATACTGCGACCGCGATGGCCAGCGCGGCAGACACGACGGTACGTGGCTGGACCTATCAAGGCACGACCTACATCGACGGGAACCAACTGATGACCGGGACCGTCAAGGCGTCCACGCTCCAGGGGGGCAGGATCGACCTGCTCGACTACTTCGGGAGCACGGCCGGCTCGATGACATTGTCCGGCGCGACGTCATACGGATACGCCATGGACATCCACAGCTATGGCGCGATGCGGCTGGCGGCACAATATGGCGACGTGTACATCAAGTCCGAACAACATGAGAATTACCTTTGGATCACCAAAGACATAACTTACGTCAATAAGACCTTCGCGTCCCACAATGTGTCCTCACTTGGGACCGATACGTTCCCATGGAACGACGTGTACGCCCGCAACGCTACCATCCAGACTTCCGACCTTACGCTGAAAAAGGATGTGCGATACGGCCTGGAGGATTATGAGGCGCTGTTCGACGCGCTCAGGCCGATGAGCTTCGTTTTCATGGACGGGGAGAGCGGCCGGCGGCATCTCGGGATGGGGGCCCAGGACGTGGAGGAGGCGATGGACAGAGCGGGGCTATCCAGCCTGGATTTTGCCGGGTTCATCAAAACCGAGCGCTCGGACGGGGCCGGGAGCGACTACGCCCTTCGATACGGGGAGTTCATCCCATTGTGCATCGAGCAGATACAACATCTGAAAGCCCGCGTGGCGGAGCTGGAAAGGAGGATGGCATGAAAGAGCTGCAAAAAGAGCTGGACCAGGCGTACAGCCTGATCTCGTCTATCCCAGTCAACGGGGACGGCGTGGATATCATGGCCGCAGCCAGGGAGCACCTGCGCAAAGCATACCGGATGGCCGGCGGACCCAAGGGCGAGGTGGCAAGCGATGGCTGACAGGACCACCGGCGGCTTGAAGGCCGTATCGGAGACGACGATAGGCGACCTGCCGGGGATACTGGACCTGTACGATGATACGCTGATCCCTGTGGAGCAACAGGGGGAGGCGCGCCATATGAAAGGGTCTCAGTGGAAAAAATACGCCCAGGTAGGCGTGGAGGTCTACGTCTCCTCTGCCCGTGACGCCGCCGCACAAGCTACCGCTGCGGCTGGGGAAGCCAAGGGCCAGGCGCAAGCGGCCAGTGCGGCCAAGGATGCCGCGCAGGACGCCAGGGACGAAGCACGGGAAGCCGTGAAAGCGGTAGAGGACATGACCGTGTCCGCAGACCAACTGCCGCCTGAGAGCGATCCCGTGGCCGAAAAGACGGCGGTGGGGAAGTCGTTCCACATCCACTTCGGGATCCCGGCGGGGAAGCAGGGCCCGGCCGGTCCACAGGGAGCGCAGGGAGCCCAAGGCCCGGAAGGCACGCAGGGCCCGCAGGGAGAGGCGGGGCCCGTCGGACCTCAAGGCCCGCAGGGCGTGCAAGGGCCCGCAGGGCCTCCCGGGATAAACGGCGTGGCCGTCTCGGCGGCTGGGCACTATGCGTTCAATGTGGACGAGGCAGGGCATCTGATCTTGAGCTACACGGACGACGACGCGCCCGACTTCTCCATAGACAGCAGCGGGCATCTGATCTTGAACATCAAATAAAGGGGGAACACATCATGCCACAGATCGATCTGGGGAACGTAGTAGGCCCGCAGGGGCCGCAGGGAGAGACCGGCCCGCAGGGGCCTGCCGGACCTGGCGGACCGCAGGGCGAACAGGGACCGAGGGGGCCGGAAGGGCCTGCCGGACCACAGGGCCCGCAGGGCATCCAGGGGCCTCCGGGCGCTCCGGCGGTCGTGAACGGGTCGAACACGCTGACCATCGCCGCCGGGGAGAAGATAGAGCTGGCGCAGAGCGGGGACACGCTGACCATCGACTGTACCGCCAGCTCCCGGAACATCCTGATCAACTGGGACTTCCGCAGGCCGGTGAACCGGAACGGAGGGACGCGATACACGGAGTCCGGGTACACCATAGACCGCTGGAAGATCGTGAACGGAGGATTGTCCCTCGGTGACGACGGGGCCGTCTCGCTGCTGAAGAACACGGATGCGGAGGCGCCGCGGAACTGCTTCCTCCAACTGATAGACGCGCCGGCGATGTACGCGGGGAAAACGCTCACGTTCTCTGTCCTGTGCAAAGACCTCCAAGGGTATCTCAAAGCTACGGTGTATGCCAATAAGGAGGGCGTCACTGCGAACGGGCCATCCATATCGTCGGACGGGCTTGCCAGCGTCACGTTCACCATGGCGGAGGGCGTGGCCCCGACCGAGTTCCGGGTACATTGGCTATTGTCTCCTGGCGGGTCCTGCGTCCCCATCGCCGCCAAGCTGGAGCTGGGGGAGCGGCAGACCCTGGCCCGGCAGGTGGAAGGGGGATGGGAACTCATCGACCCGCCCGATTACGCGCTGCAATACGCCCTGTGCAGCCAGTACAGCCCGATCACCGGGGAGTGGGTGGGGAGCCGGCACAGCAACCAGAACTTGCTGGACAACTGGTACCTTCTGGGCCCCATCGACCAAAGGGGAAAGACGGAGTATCAGAGTCCCGGATACACGATCGACAGGTGGCTCTACTGGGCAGAGAGCGGTACTGGTACATATACCATCAGACCTGTAGACAGTGGGCTGGAGATCCTGCCAGGAGAACCGATGAAATCGAACATCTGGGGACAGAGAGTCGATGGATTGAGTAAATTGAGGGGGAGAACGCTCACCTTTTCTATGCTGACCAGCACGAACGATCTGGCCTCCATCACCTATACGATACCGATGGCGGGAACGTTCGATTCTCCGAACGTCTTTTTTCAAGGTAAGAGAGGTTATCTGGACCTGCGGGCAAACGAAACCCATGTGGATGCTGATATCATGGAGGCCAGGTACATAACGAACAGCCTGAAGGAAAGCATCATCTTCGTCGCCGCCAAGCTGGAGCTGGGCACGGTCCAGACCCTGGCCCATAAGGAAGGGGACGCCTGGGTCCTGAACGACCCGCCCCCCAACAAGGCGCTGGAGTTGGCCAAGTGCCAGAGGTATCAGACGGTCTACAGCTACCCGTCCGGAAGCTTCTCGAACGCCACGTATATAGCGGTGGGGATCGCGACCAACTCGACCACAGCCAGGTTCTTCATCGAAACGCCTGTCCCGCTGCGCGCTCGTCCGGCTGTGGTCATAGATGGGTTCTATGTCGCACGCGGATCGTCAGACCGGGTGAAGGTGAGGGGAGCCACCGTCCTGTGGCCGCCCATCCAGGACAAGGTCGGAGTGCAGGTCACATGCGATGGGGCGAATTTCACGGTGGGGGACGTCGTGTTCCTGGAATCGTTCAGCGGGGCAGCGCTCAGGCTGGACGCGAACTTATAAAGGAGGGATCGTCATGGATGAGATAGGGATGGATCTCGATATGGAGTCGATCGGCATCGAGAGACCTGAGCCCGAGATCGAGATCGAGCAGTTCTACAACAAGCACTACATCGTGACCGACGCCCGGGGGCGCATCACGGACGGCTGGAGCGACGGACCGTTCCCGGACCGGGACGCCACGGACGCCATCTGCATCGAGGAGCAGGGCGGCTACCAGTTCCGGCTGGCTTCGGACGGGGAGGAGAACCCGGCCTTGTACACGGAGGGCGGCGTCCCGCTGTACCGCTGGGACGGGGAGGCGGCGGTCCTCCGGACGGCGGAGGAGATCCAGGCGGACCTGGCGGCGATACCTGAGCCCCCTCCCAGCGAGCAGGAGCGGCTGCGGGCGGACGTCGATTTTCTGGCGGCTTTGCAGGGGGTGAGCCTGTGAGCGTATATGAGCTGGCCCAAAAGTACTACCCCAGGCTGTGGGACAAGTCCCGCCTGGGGGCGTTGGTAGAGGCCGGGAGGCTGACGGCGGAGGAAATGGAGGAAATCATCTATCCAAAGGAGATATGATCTATGTCTGAGAACTGCAACCCGAACGACTGCCCCGTGTCTGCCCGTGTGGACGCATTGGAGAAGGAGTTCGACCGCTATCGTGGCAACTCCTCCGAGACCCATCGCCTGATGTTCGACCGAATCGGGGCGTTGGAGCGGAGCGGGGCCGCGCTGGGGGAGAAACTGGACAGCATCGACGAGAAACTGGACGGCCTGGCGGAGACCGCCAAGGCCCTGACGGAGAAGCCCGCGAAACGGTGGGACGGGTTGGTGGACAAGCTGATCTATGCCGCCGCGCTGGCGGTCGTGGCTTGGATCGCCGCCGGTATGCCTGGGTTGGGCTGAGAAAGGAGATACCTATGATGAGTGAAAAGACGAAGAAGTGGCTGAGAGCGGCGGCTGTCCGGGCCGTCAAGACCATGGCGCAGACGGCGGTGGCCACCATCGGGGCGTCGGCGGTGCTCACCGCCGTGGACTGGCCCATGGTGGCGTCGGCGTCGGTGCTGGCCGGGGTGCTGTCCCTGCTCACCTCCCTGGCGGGTCTGCCGGAGGTGGAGGCATGAACCTGCTGGAATGTCTGCTCACAGAAAACCGGTGCTACAAGACCGGGGCGAAGATCAGGCCCAAAGGCGTGATGGTGCACTCCACCGGGGCCAACAACCCGATGCTCCGGCGGTATGTCCAGCCGGTGGCCACCACGCCGGAGAAGGATGAGCTGCTGTGGCAGCTCGGGGTGAACCGCAACGGTAACCACTGGAACCGACCTGGCCTGGACGTGTGCGTCCACGCGTTCATCGGGAAGCTGGATGACGGCAGCGTAGCGGCGGTGCAGACGCTGCCGTGGGACCATCGGGGCTGGCACGCGGGCACCGGCACCAGCGGCAGGAGCGCCAACGACACCCACATCTCTTTCGAGATCTGCGAGGACGATCTGACCGACCCGGCCTATTTTGGTCAGGCGTACCGGACCGCCGTGGAGCTGACAGCTATGCTGTGCGCTCAGTATGGGCTGGACCCCATGGCGGACGGCGTGGTGATCTGCCACCAGGACGGCTACCGCCGGGGGGTGGCCTCCAACCACGGGGACGTGTACAACTGGTTCCCCAAGCATGGAAAAACGATGGACGACTTCCGGGCCGAGGTGGTCCGGGCGATGAAAGGAGACAGAGCGGACATGGTGTACTTCAAGACGCTGGACGATGTGCCCAGCTATTACAAGGCAGCGGTGTCCAAAGCGGTGGACAGGGGAGCGCTCAACGGCACCGGAGGCGGAGAGCTGAACGTCTCCGAGGACCTGTGCAGGACCCTCACCGTGCTGGACCGGCTGGGGAAGCTGGATTGACGCACGGGCCACGATGTGGTAATATTTGAAAGAAAGGAGCGCAGGATATGGATAACAAGAAAGAGAATCTTCCCATCAAGTTGGAATACAGCGACGTGCAGACCGTCCCGCTGGCGCTGCATGAGATGCACATGGCAAGGCTGAACCGGCTGCTTCGGTGGCTGTGCGTGGCCTGGGCGCTGTCTACGGCTTTCGTTGTCTTGGCCTTCGTATGGCTCTGGAACCAGTACGACTACGGAAGCAGCACGGAGCTGTCAGGGGTCTATAACCTGGTCGATTACCAGGGCAACGTGATCAGCTCCGACCTTTCCCCAGATGATGTCATCCGTATCCTGGAAGAGCTGAACGATGGCAAGGATCAGGCGGTCCAAGACCAGAACTAAGAAAAATGGCAAAAGCAAGGGTACGCGCGTGCATAAGTGACACCGGCCTCACCCGTTCAGAATGGGAGGCGGCGATCCAGGAGGCGGCCCTTGGGATAGAGGACACCCGCATCGCGGAGCTGTATCTTTTGGATGCGGTCCCGCAGGTCGATATCGGCGAAGAGCTTGGCTTGAGCCGCAGCGCCATATCCAAGCGGCTGTTGAAGATCGTCGATAGGATAGAGCGCACGGCCAAAAGGCTGAATATGATCTGACTGGCGGAACGCCCCCTCCGATCATTTGGAGGGGGCGTTCTATTGCGTATCTACTTGCTGGAGGTTTCCTCCTGTTCAGACGGACGATGCTGGGCATATTCGATTTTCATGGTAAACCTCCAGGAGCATAAATCTGGGTGCGCCTATATTGCTATAAACTGTGATATTTGTCAACTAAAAAGGTAGAAATAAAAAAATATGCGCCAACGAGCAGCAAGCGGGCCTAAGACTGCCCCGCCTTGCTCTGCACTAGACCAGGGGAGGAGTTTTCAGTGAATCGAGTAATGTCCAGAAATTCTCCAGACTTGCTATGGATCCTTATTAGGTCACCCGTGCCCCTTTGCTTCGGTTGCACCGCCAGCAGAGCGTTTGCAAGTTATCTTCGGTTGTAAGACCGCCTCTTGATACTGGGATGATATGATCGATTTCTAGCAATAGATTTGGCTCCTGAGCTACTGATGCTCCGCACTGTTTACAAGCAAATCCATCGCGCGCTTTGATTTTTTGACGCAATTTACTAGTCATGAGTGCGCGTTGTCCAGCAACACTTTTCCTAAACTTGATTTTTTCAGATAAATAAGAGACGAATTTATTTAGATTTGTAATGTCCATTACGATATCACATTGTATGGAAGTGTTTCCGCCAGGACTGATGTATTGGAACACATACTTTGGGAAATGTTCAGTGCTGAAATCTATGATATCAAATCCAAGTTCTCGTTCGATTTTCTTTTTGCAAAATGTTCGAATCAATGCCGGAATATCCTTTTCTATGCTCAAAAGGATGCTCTCCCGTTCTTTTTGCAATGCTACTTTTCCATCTTCTGCCGCCTCGAGATTGTTTAGAAGTGATTCAAACTTTTCCAATGTCTCTTCATCTGCGCTGATATGGAAGTATTTGCAAACGTATTTGAATGGCTCTTTTCTTGCGCTGTCACATACTGTTCGAGAACAATTGTGGATATTGGGAGCATATTTTTGTTTTTTCAATTCGGGCCTTTTGACATTCCATCTGCTTTTATCATGGTAATAAGACACACCAGAATCTAGTTTGTTCGCTTCAAGTGGTGTATCTTTCAGCTCTTCGATATGCCTATTCAATTCGTTGCAATCATCGATATAAGACTGTATCCTACTTTTTATAGAAAGAAACCGTTTACTTTTGAAATAAATCGAAATGTATATCTTCCAAACGAGAAAAAGGGCGGCAATCAAAATCAGCACAGGCCAGATAGTGGATAGCATACTGACAATAAGTAAAATCAAAAAAAATATAAGCAGCCATTGCATGTTCTCTCTCTCCTTCTATTTCAAAATGGAAGCACCCAAAAGTCTCTTGATTCATAAAATATCATATTGTTTACAAGTTGTCCACAATGTACGTAAATTATTTTTTGATGTCCACTTGACATTTGTACGGAAATATATTATATTATTACCGTACAAAAATAAAAGGAGGTGGCAAGGTGTCGCCCAGAACGGGCCGTCCTACAGATGATCCTAAAAATACTCGGGTGGAACTTCGATTGTCCGAAAGTGATGCAGCTAAACTCGATTTTTGTTGCAAAGTGTTTGAGCTTACAAAGGCAGAAGTCATCAGACGAGGAATAGATAGGGTCTATCAAGAGGCGCAAAAATAGAGCGTTGGTGGCCCTCGACAAGCACCCAACGCCCTACGACACCAGGAGGTCACCCAACTGGATACCTCAGTATACCACGAAGGGGGCCTCCGTGCAAGAACAAAAGGAGGTTCTTAGAAAAATGACCGAGATCGAGAAGATGAAGAAGTACATCGAGCGGACGAAGCTCCCCAGCGCCGGGTTTTACATGAACCTGGACGAAGCGTTCGAACTCGCAGGGCAAGCGTTTGGCTGCGGCGATCTTCCTATTGAAGCCATCTCTCTGGCCTTCAACTACGGCAAGGCCAAAGGCTACCGCGCAGCGAAAGCGGAGGTGCGGGCATGAACGAGCTGAGAGTCCAGGACTTCCACGGCAAGCAGGTCATCGACAGCCGGGACGTGGCGGAGATGGTGGAGCGGAGCCACAACGAACTCCTGAAGAGCATTCGGCTCTATATCGGATATCTTACCGAGGGCGAAATCCCCCACGGTGAATTCTTCATCGAAGATACCTATATTGATGCGAAAGGCAACACCCGTCCGAACTTTCTCATCACAAAAAAAGGTTGCGACATGATCGCCAACAAGACCACGGGCAAGAAAGGCGTCCTCTTCACCGCGGCCTACGTCTCCGCCTTCGAGGAGATGCGCCAGACGCTGAGCGCCGTACCGGCCCGCGTGAGTTTGCCGGACGGGGTCTCGCTGAACGGCTTGGCAAAGCTCATCTCCATCACGCGCCGGGTCATGCTGGACGCCGGGGGCACGCCGCAGGACGTATGCGGCATGGTCCGGGAGACGTTCTGGGCCGTAGGGTTCCCGGTGCCGTCCACGCTCCCCAAACAGTTGCCGGGCCAGATGAGCCTGTTCGAGCATGGAGAGGGGGCGTCGGCATGAACGAGAGGACTATGACGATCGCCCAGATCGCAGACCTATGCCAACAGGCGGACGCCCGGGAATTGGACCTGGTATGGCGCATCCTCCATGCCATGCTCGATAGGAAGGGGGTCCAGGCATGAACGAGTTGCAGATCGTCACTTTTGATGGCGTGGACGTGGTGGACAGCCGGGATATCGCAGTTATGGTGGAGCGGGAGCACTGTGAACTGCTGAAGAGCATCCGAGTTTACACCCAATACTTAGCCGAAGGGGAAGTTCCCGTGGGCGATTTCTTCCTTGAAAGCACCTATTTTGATGGGAATAGACAAGAAAGACCGAACTATTTGATTACGAAAAAGGGCTGTGACCTTATCGCGAACAAGATGATGGGGAAGAAAGGTATCTTGTTCACTGCCGCTTATGTGAATGCCTTTGAGCGCATGAGGAAGCAGGCCCAGCCCCTTACCCCCGCCCAGCTCATCGCGGCCCAGGCCCAGGTTCTGGTGGACATGGAGCGGCGCATGGACGAGATGCAGGGCCAGACCCGCGCCCTGGAGGTGAAGGTGGACACGGCCATGAAAGCATTCTCCCGGCCGGCGCAGGATCACTGGAAGGCCGACATGGACAAGGCGGTGAAGGAGCTGAACGCCCGCATGGGCTGGAGCCTGCCGAAGCTGCAAGGGAAGCTCTATCAAACGCTGGAGGACACGGCGAACTGCAACCTCAATATGAGGCTGACCGCCCTGCGTAAGCGGATGAAAAAGACCGGCATGAGGTACAGGGACGCGAGGATGCTGAACAAGCTGGACGCCGTCGCGGCGGACAAGCAGCTCCGGGCCATCTTCGAGGGTATCGTGAGGAGCTATCAGGCCCAGGCGGTCCCCAGCAGAGAGGAGGCCCAGGGATGAGCGACGGCGACAAGAAGCTCTACGAGCTGACGTTGAACGCAGACGGCCTGCGCTTCCGGCGCGCCGACCCGCACCCGCTGACGGCGGAACAGAAGTACGACATCGCCAGGAAGCTGCTCCTGCTGGCCGCAGCCGCCCTGTGCGCGGGTTTCGTGTGGGCGATCGCCGCACTGTGTGACGTCCCTGGGCTGCTCATAACGCTGGTGGTCATATCAGTGTTGGCGTTGATAGGTAGGGGGCTGAATTGAGGGCAGGCTTTCCGCGATCTAAACACAAAGGAGGCTGGGGAGACCCAGCCTCTTTTCATCTTTCCCATAACTTCACATATCTTCACCGAAACGCCGCACAAGGATCGTTCAGATATGATATGCTCGGACCATAGGAGGACATAGAGATCAGGCAGCAAGGCTGCCATGCCGATAGGCGTCTCTGTGTCCTCCTATTCATAGATGCTCGTATATGCCCCCATCCCGGAAAAGTCCATCTCCCCAGAGAACGTGCCTTTATATGGCGCGTCTACCGGGCCGGAAAGCTTTTCGAACATGATGAGCGCATACTTATCGCCTTCACGTAGCTCGATCTCGTCATTCGATACGTTCGTCAGGCGGAAAAAGATCTTCGTGTGGTGTCCCGGCTGATATATCGGAGCATCTAGGGACAAACCCTGACGGATCCTGCTGTTTTTCAGCGACAAGCGAGCTATCATATCGTTCGGTAGCTTGATGTTCTCCTTAGTGCCTACGAAAACCGATTCTCCGCTTTTCAAAGTGACGTGAGAAGTCAGGGCCTCTCGGGAGACGAAATGATCCGCACGCAGATCGTACCCGATGCTAGTGAGACAATCCGGCTCGTGGTTCTCAATCAGATCGTGCTTCGATATCCAGTTGTGTATCTCGCGGTCTGTCAGCACCATATATACCCCTCCTCGCTGATGGTACGCTTATTATACACCGAACGATGAAGATCGTAAAGCAAGAAAAATACGCTTCGATTTGGAGGTGCCCGATGGGCTACGCCTATTACGACCCGAACCCCGCCGGGCGGTCCGTCGGGGACTGCACCGTCCGGGCCATCTCGAAAGCTCTGGGGCAGACGTGGGAAGAGACCTATGTGGGGCTGGCCTTGGAAGGCTTCCGGTGTGGCGACCTGCCCAATGCCGACGATGTGTGGGGGAACTACCTGAAAGCGCATGGCTTCACCCGGCACTGGCTCCCGGACGAGTGCCCGGAGTGCTACACTGTGGCGGCGTTCGCGCAGGACGAGCCCCAGGGCATCTACGTCTTGTCCATGCCGGGCCGCCATGTGGTGACTGTGGTGGATGGGAGATATTTCGACTCATGGGACAGCGGGGGAGAGGTCCCCACGTACTACTGGATGAAGGAGCGTCGATGATGGCATACCCTACCTATCAATATCCGGGCTACCAGCCCACTCCGGTCTACTATCCGAGCCCTGTGCCCGACCAGCTCGCCAAGCTCCGGCAGAACCAGATGCAGCAGCCGATGATGCAGGGGCCGCAGATGCCGCAGCAGCCGGTCCAAGCTGTGCCCCAGCCTCAGCAGGCCGACCCCGGCGGGATCATCTGGGTGCAGGGAGATGCCGGAGCAAAAGCGTACATGGTGGCCCCTGGGAATACGGTCCCGCTGTGGGACAGCGAGGACCAGGTGATCTATCTGAAATCGGTGGACATGTCCGGTATGCCGTCCATGCGGGTACTGGATTACACGGAGCGCAGCATCGCACAGCCACAGCGCCAGGAGCAAGCTGCGCCCAAGATAGACCTGACCCCATACATCACCCGGGACGAGCTGGAGGACATCCTGGCCGAGCGCCTGAAACGGCCTGGGAGGACCGCCAAACCAAAGGAGGAAGCGAACGATGAGTAATCCCATTTTCCAGGCCCTGGGCGGGCCGCGCGGACAGCAGGGAGGCCCTATGGGCATGATGCAGGCTTTCCAGCAGTTCATGCAGCAGAATCAGGGCAAGGACCCAAATGAGATGATCCGGCAGATGCTTTCCTCCGGCAAGCTCAACCAGCAGCAGCTCGACCAGGCCCAACAGATGGCGAAGCAGATGGAGGGGCCGTTGAGCGGGATGAAAGCGATGTTTGGTTTCAAATAAGTCTAAAAATGCGGCCGCATTTTAGAAAATACATCAACAAAGGAGAGTAAACTATGTCTCTTGGTAGTGAAAGCGGCGTTCCTGCCGTCATGAATGTGGCTCCCACCGGCTCCGGCTACAATGGGAACGGCGGCGGCTGGGGCGGTGACTGGGGAGCTTGGATCATCCTGTTCCTCATCTTCGGCATGTTCGGCTGGGGCGGCATGGGCGGTTTCGGCGGGTTCGGCGGCGGCGCCGGCCTCCATGGCGCTCTGACCCGCGCCGACCTGTGCAGCGAGTTCAACTTCAACGGACTGGAGAACGCCGTGCGCGGGGTGCAGCAGGGAATCTGCGACAGCGCCTATGCCCTCAACAACTCGATCAACGGCCTGGGCGTGAACGTCATGCAGGGATTCCACGGTGTGGACAATGCTATCTGTAACCTGGGCTTCACCACCCAGCAGGGCTTCAACGCCACCCAGGTGGCCATGATGCAGGGCAACAATGCTCTTCAAGCGCAGCTCGCCCAGTGCTGCTGCGACAACCGGGTGGGCCAGATGCAGCTCGCCAACCAGATGCAGGCGGACACCTGTGCCCTGACCAACACCATGAACAACAACACCCGGGACACTTTGGCGAACCAGGACGCCAACGCTCGCGCCATCTTGGACGCCCTGACTGCCCAGCGGCTGGAGGCCAAGGACGAGCGCATCGCCGCTCAGGCCGCCCAGATCCAGGCGCTCCAGCTCAGCGCCTCCCAGGCGCAGCAGAACGCCGCGATCGGCGCGATGATCTCCGCCAGCGAGGCCACCATCCTGCGCCGCACCGGCGCGGAGTGCCCCACTCCTGCCTACGTGGTGCAGCCGCCCACTCCGGTGAACTTCCCCACCAACTGCTGCGGCACGTTCAACGGCTGGGGCAACAACGGCGGCTGTAACGGCGGCTGCGGGTGCTGACACGATCCAACGCATTTTTTGACGCAGTCTGATGCGTTGGCTCCCCGGAACGACGGGTGATCATTTCGGGGCGGCGGACCATGTGTCTGCTGCCCCTGACATTTAGGAGGTATGATCTATGGCCTGTAGACCTGTCTGCAAGCTCTGTGACCGGCTGGTGATCAGCCAGGCCGTAACCTTTACCGGCGGCAATCTGGCGATCGACCTGCCCGCCGGGAACTATAACAACAAAGAAAAGTACTGCATCGTGGTGGCCCAGGCGATCCCTGCTGCCACGACTATCAACGCGCCTGTGGTGGTCACCATCGGCGGCGGAACGGAGCTCTATCCTTTGACCGACCGTTGCTGCGCACAGCTCACCGCCTGCGCCATCCGGACCAGGACGCGGTATGCCACAGTGGTGTCCACCAGCGGGACCGGAGGCACGTTCAAGCTTCTGGGCAACGCCTGCCCGTGCCCCACCAACAACTTGGCCAGCATCAACGGGACGGCCCCCGCCGCCGCGCCTACGGCCTGAAAGGAGAGACGACATCATGGAAAAACTTTACGACCTGAAGGACAAGCTGTGCGAGGAGCTGGAGGAACTCGCCCGCAAGCAGGAGATGGGAGCGGGGGATCTGGAAGTCATCCACAAGCTCACCGACACCATCAAGAACATCGATAAGATCTGTATGCTGGAGGACGAAGGCGGCTACAGCGAAGCTGTGGATGGCGGCGACTACGGCCAGGGCTCCAGCTATGCCGGCCGGGGCAGACGCAGCCCTAGAGGCCGGTACAGCCGAGACGACGGGCGGGACGGCAGCATGGGCGGCTACAGCTCCCGCCGCCGGGACAGCCGTGGCCGCTACAGCCGCGACGATGGCCGCAGCGAGATGATGGAGCACCTGGAGATGGCGATGGACACCGCCACCGAAAAGGACCGGGAGACCATCAAGCGCTTCATGCGCCAGTTGGAGAACGCCTAAGGGGGTGCGGCGATGTCCGCGCCGAACCTCAAAGAGATAGAATGGGCCATCTCTGAGTTGGAGCAGGAGGAGAGCTCCGAAGACCGGTACACGCTGCTGGCTGCGCTCTACACCTGCCGGAACGAGATGCTTGGCCTGTCCGCTCCCCAACCGCAGATCGCGGCCTACTCGGAAGCGCCGGCTCCGGCCCAAGAACGGCTGGGCCATTATGGCGACAGCGACTTCCTAAGAGCGGTAGCGGGGAAGGACCCGTCGGACGCATGGGCGGTCATGGATGAGCTCATGGAGACGCTCCAGGTGGTGAACCAGAGGGCCTATGACAGCGTGATGCGGAAGCTGGGGAGATTGTGACGAGGAGGGGCTGAGAGGCCCCTCCTCCTACTATTACATAAAATATCTTCTTCGGTAGATGAACATACTTTATGTAATAACTGAAAGCAAAATCAAAAAGCCAAATCAAACTCTATGTGTCGATCTGGATAAACCCGTATCTCCTTTATGATCGCCCTCCAAATGTTCCGCTTTTGCTCTTGGCTCAACTCCTGATAGTCTTTTGCCCAACCATCCGTTGTTACGATTTCTAACCCAGAAAGATCGGGTTCATGTGCGGGCCTGTCCATTTTGGATAGCTCATCGAGCCGAGTCGAAAGCGAAGCATGGTCAAGCTTGTATTCGTCCAATGAGATGAGGTCGTTTACATAAAGCTCTTTCAAACGGCGTAACTTCCCGCGCACTGTAGCTATCTCTACCTTATAGTCTTTCCTTTTGGCGGCTTCCATTTCTGTGCTGCGCTCAAATCTGCGTCGCTCGACCTTTTCCGTCAATGTTCCCATGATGTACTGCTCGACCTTTTTTTCTGCTATGCAAACTTTATTTTGACATTTCCCGCCCATGATATAACGAGTGGGGCAGGTATAGTATTGATACGAGCACGTGGAGGCCCGACGGGTCCCCATCCTGCGTCCACATTCAGGGCACTTGATGAGTCCGGAAAACAAAAAGATGTTGTTCTTTGGGGATTTTCTCACTACCTTTCGTCTCATCCCCTGTATTCTTTCAAATTCTTCTTTGGTCAAATACGGAGGCGTCATGCCATCTGCGCCAAAGTACCTCCCATAGTAAGCGGTGCAGCCCATCATTTTATGCACTCTTTGATAGGTGAGGTTTATCCCAAATCGCTCTGCCACATCTCGTTGTGCCGATGCGATCGACCCAGATGAAAGGAACGATCCAAAAAACGTACTGACGGCCTTTTCGGTCTTTGGATCCTTGACGATCTTCTTTTCCTCGATGATGTATCCATAAGGCATTTGACCGGTAAGTGGCTCCAGTTTGTTCCGCTTACTTTCGAATACAGCCTTGATGCGCTCTGAGGTCCTGTCCGCCTCGTCCTGAGCCACGCTGAGCATGATGTTTATCTTCAGCCGCCCAGACGCGGTGGAGGTGTCGTAATCCTCCTGGATGGTACGCCAGTCCACATGGCACTTCTCCAAGATCTCCTGGACCTTGTAGTACTCTGCGATATTGCGGAACCATCGGTCCAGCTTGGTGAACACGATGAGCTCGCCCCTTCCGGCCTGGGCGTCTAGGAGGAGCCGTTGCAGCTCCGGACGCTTCTTGGCAGGCTTCCGGGCGGAAATGCCCGCGTCTATGTAGACGCCCACCACCTTGTGTCCGTTTGTCTTGGCCCATTCCTCCAGGGCTGTGACCTGCGCCTCGATAGACAGTCCGTGGACCGCCTGCTCCTCGGTGGATACGCGGGCGTATAGGAAAACTTGCTTCATAGCTTTAGATCCTTCCATCCACTAATCACCTCCCTTCATAATACCTGATTCTGCTTCCGCGCTTTACTTCACCCAATCCGGCTTTAAGACCTCGATAAATTTCCCGTAGCACTCCGCACATTGTAGATCTCCGATGTAGATATCTTCTATAGCGGGGTTCAGCGAAACGAGCTTGTCAGCTTGGTATTCTTTCAAATATCCTTGACCATCGATAATGAATACGCCGATCTCTCCGATCTTGACGCTTGGCTGCATCCTTATCAAAACACGGTCTCCGTCCGCTATGACCGGTTCCATGCTGCGCCCGACTACTTTCAAGATCACGTCCGCCTGTTTGGTATACTTGTTCATCTCAACCGTGACTTCATCGCATCCATCATCCAACAGGAATGCGCCCGCGCCCTCTGCGGCAGCAACCTGGGCGTATGGCTGATGCAAAATGACAACGGGCGCGATCTCCTCCGCGATCTCCACCTGCTCCCGCTTGTCGCGCAGGACCGCGGCTTGCTTCTGCCGCACTTCCTCGCACCGCCGGGATTCCACATCTAGAACGCCGTCTACCGCTTCCTTCCCGTAGGGGTCGAGGAGGCGATATTTTTTTACAAGATTCTCCATCTCTTGTGGGGTTGCACGAACGTCTCGCATAGCCTTGGCTTCATCCTGAAACAAATAATTGGCATCAACACTTAGAACATCCATAATCTTAGATAATATGATCATGTTTGGCTCACTGTATCCCTTTTCGTACCCCGTATACGTTGACTTTGCAACGCCAATTTTGGTTGCCACTTGTTCCTGGGTGAATCCCTGCTTTTTTCGAGCTTCCTTCATTCTATCTGTCAAAGCCATGTTCCCGCCTCCTTGTATTGACAAGATAACACCAAAGTTAATGTTAGTCAATATGGAGGTTTGATTTTCCCAAACTTTTTGCATTTGCCCACTTGACAATGTTGTATTTCGCGACTATACTGAGTGCGAGGTTGGGAAACTCGACCAAACAGAAAGGAGGATGTAGCAACATGTCTATATCTGAATGTAACGCAACCGTTCCGCAGAATTTGGCTCGCATTATCAAGGAGCGCGGCCTCAAACAAAGTGCAGTTGCACAGTGGGCCGGATATTCCGGCCAGCAGCTCACTGATATGTTGAACGGTCGCAAGATTATCAAGCCCTGCGACATTCTGATGATCTCCAATGCCATCGGCATCAACGTTGGGGACCTTTTCACAGACACCGGCCAGCCCAGCACATAAGAAGCCAGCTAGGGGTGGTGTCCCTAGCTGGCCAGATACCGACTCATTTAGGCCGCCGGTTGGAAAGCACAGAAGCAGCAAGCGACTTTGTTGTTTTGCTAGTACGCTTGCTCTGGAGCGCTCTCGAAGCCTTGGAGGCTACCCCACGGGAAGTCCTCACGGAATTGCGTGCCATTCAATCACCTCCTTTCTTACCCGTATCGATTGGAGGAGTAGAACAACACTATTTTAATTTTAATTGAAAAACTATTAAATTGTCAATATTTTGTGTGTAAACAATTTGTGAATACACAAAATAAAGTGGTGGTTTGCCTTGACGCCAGCCGGCCCAGCGCGTGAGGCGGAAGGTCGGCGGGGGAGGGGGTGAATCATTGAAAAAGACTTTTGAAGAAATCAACAATTCTAGACTATTCTTGTACAGCGAGAACGATGAGACCCGCAACAGTAGAACCGATGATTGCAACCGCAATGTCGTGCCTGAACTTCTCTCACTCATTTATGGGACCCTTCGCATTCTGCTCTTTTTTATCAGCATTTTCTCTGGTGCGATCATTGCGCTCCTTTTCAGAATGATCTCCACACTTACCTGAGAGGAGGTGTGCATGTGGACCATCCCCATTCTTTTGAGGACTACAAGGCCGCGCTCCAGGACACGCCCAGCAAACGTATCCGAGAGGAGCTGCTGGCTGAGGCAGACAGGGGCGGAAGGTTCTCCCCCTGGCAGATGGCGGAGCTGTCTATGGCTCGAGAAGAGTTATGGGCGTGAGCGGAGCGCCTGGGCCGTCAGCATCATGCCGTCGGATAGTCTAAGCAAACTCTATACGACAAAGGAGAAAGTCAAACGAAAGCAAAAGATTTCTATGGCAGGAGCGTCGTGGACAGTCGCGAGGTCGCGGCGATGGTGGAGAAGAAGCATAAGAATCTTCTTGCCGACATTCGTGGGTACATCGAAATAATGGAGAGATCTGGAGAGCTGAAATTTCAGCCGTCCGAATTCTTTATCCTCAGCACCTATGTAAGTGAGCAGAACAAAGAGCTCCCCTGCTATTTCATCACCAAGAAGGGTTGTGACATGATCGCCAACAAGCTCACTGGCGAGAAGGGCGTGCTGTTCACTGCGGCATATGTCAGCGCCTTTGAGGAGATGCAGCAAACCATCGCGGCTCCCAGGCACATCCCCGAGGTCTCGCCGGGAGGGCTGGCCAAGCTCATCCTTGCCACCCGCAAGGTGATGCTGGAGGCCGGGAGCTCTGCCCTCGACGTGCGGGAGGCCACCAAGAGCATCTATGAGACTTGGCGCGTCCCCGTCCCGCCCGTGCTCACGAAGCATCTCCCTGGCCAGATCAGCTTGTTCGAACGCCCTGCCTTGGAACAGTAAAAAGTCCCGCCCAGAGGGGAAAGCCGGACAAGCGCAGCGGCATATCATTACAGGAAAGGGAGGTGCTTCCATGAAAACCGAGGACGAAGTCTTGGCCCTGCTTTTACAGATGACCAAAAATATGAGGCTTGAGAATATGGGGCTACCGTATCGTGTCACCTATACTCCCGTGCCGATCGACAAGGAAGAAGCCAACGAATGAGGATATCTGCTGGATGTTCACCCATCCAGCGGTGATGGACAAGCCCTATCGGACCATGCCAAAACGATGAGCTTTTGACGTGAAGGGTCGTCTGTGGTCTTGATATAGTTGTGGGTATGAAAATACATTTTGTAACTTTGAGGAGGATAAAAATGATCGAACTGACAAGAAACTTTCCCCTGGACATCATCGAGCAGTGGTTGAAGGACGAGGACTGGCGTGTACGGGCCGCAGCAATGAATGTATGGCCAGAGGGTGATCACCACCGAACTGCTGGCCCAGGTCTACGAGACCGACACCAACAACATCACACAGAATTTCAAGCGCAATAAAAGCAATTTTAGGGAAGGGGTCCATTACTTCCTGCTGCAAGGAAAGGACTTGGACTCCTTCAGATTGCAAGTGACTGATAGTCATCTGCAAATTTCTCCAATGACTCGCTCACTTTACCTTTGGACCGAGCTGGGGTCAAGCCGGAGTATCAGGCACTGGCGGTCAGCGATTTCTACCAGACCGACGGGGTCCACCTCCCGCGCATCGCCTTACAGGGCACGAAAGTCACCTATGACAAGGGGACGGTCGCGGAAAAGCTGGGCGTCTATTCCAAAGCATCGGGCGGCAAGGCGCCCCACGCGCAGGCCATGGGAGCGATCATCTCCGAACTGACGCTCTCACCGGAGGAGCGAGAGGCGGTACCTTACATCCGCAACGGCCATGATGGGACGGACTTCCAGTACACGCAGAGCGTCATCGACAAGGTCCACAGTTGGTTGGAGGAGCGGGCCTGGCCGGATACGATCTCTGCCGGAGGCAAGAACTATCCCATCGTGTATCGAAAAGCGAAGGGATGAGGGCATCTATCCCACATATGTGGATAGGGCCGAAAGATCGTGTCGGCAGCGTTCTTTTGTACATTCGAATGAGGAGGAAGCTATGAACGGGACATTCAAGATCACCCTGGCTTACTTGAAAGAGCTGGGAGCCTGCCGAGAGGGGCAGCGGGAATTCCAGAGGGCGTTCCCAGATGGCGGGGAGTATCAAGAAGTGCTCGACCGCTGTGCTGAGGAGGACCGAGTCGACCTTGGCCGATGGCTGCTCGAACATGTTGGCCCAACAGAAGATGTGCGAGTCTACGAGGAAGCGATTGATGACGCTGATAAAAATATCATTTTTGCTGGTGGACTCGATTTTAGGGCCGAAGTGAAAATAAGATCTTTGCTTTCAGGCTGTGGCATCAAGGCAGGTGATGGCATCAAGGCAGGCTGTGGCATCCAGGCTGGCTGGGGCATCGAGGCAGGCTGGGGCATCGAGGCAGGCTGGGGCATCGAGGCAGGCCGTGGCATCAAGGCAGGCTGGGGCATCGAGGCAGGCTGTGGCATCCAGGCAGGCTGGGGCATCGAGGCAGGCTGGGGCATCGAGGCAGGCCGTGGCATCAAGGCAGGCTGGGGCATCAAGGCAGGCTGTGGCATCCAGGCAGGCTGGGGCATCGAGGCAGGCTGGGGCATCGAGGCAGGCCGTGGCATCCAGGCAGGCTGGGGCATCAAGGCAGGCTGTGGCATCCAGGCAGGCTGGGGCATCGAGGCAGGTGATGATTTCTGCATATTTGCGGGGCTGAATGTTCGCAAGTCGGACCAGGAGCATCATGCGATCGTGACGGCAAATGCAAAGCCTGAGAATTTGATGTCCGGATGCTGGAGACCAAAAGAGAACATGACATAAACGTCTGATAGGAGGAAACTATGGAAACGAAGATCGAAGCAGGTCCGGAAGTGTGGGCCGTGTTCCCGGCCGAGGACTGCTGGCCCACGAGAGAGGCCGCGCTCACGGCGCTTGAAGAGGAGGGAGGAGCGCGATGAGGAAGCGTCTGGACGACCTGTTCGCCCTGCTGATGCTGGCCTTCGGAGTGGCGGCGGTGCTGGCCGGCGGCTGGTGCCTGGCCCATTCCATCGATCGGGCCAGAGCGGAGGCAGAGCCTATCCCTGTGGCCAGCGTACATATCGAGCTGCCCCAGCCGTCCCTTGAGCCTGCGCCCGCGCAGGAGCCGCTGCCCACGCCGACTCCAGCGCCTTATGACCCGGACGTCCCGCTGTCCCTGGAGCTCCAGCTCGTGCTCGACGAGGTCTGCGCTGAGACCGGGGTCCCCGTTGCCCTGGCCCTGGGCTTGATCGAGGTGGAGAGCGGCTTCCAGGTGGACGCGGTGAGCCCGTCGGGCTGCGTGGGGCTTTGCCAACTGAACCCCCGCTATTTCCCGGACGAGCTCTCCCCGGCGGACAACCTTCGGGCAGGCATTAGATATCTGGGGGAGCTGCTGGAACGGCACAGGGACACGGCTGCGGCCCTGACTTCATACAATGCTGGCCATGATACCGGCGCGAGAGGCTACGCGGATGCCGTCCTCGCGGCGGCGGAAAGGTGGGAGGAGCATGGAGCACTTAGGTGACATCACGAAGCTGAACGGATACGAGGTCCCAGTGGTGGACGTAGTGATCGGCGGGAGCCCATGCCAGGATCTGAGCATCGCGGGGAAGCGGGCGGGGCTGGCGGGGGCGCGGAGCGGGCTTTTCATGGAGCAGGTCAGGATCGTGAAGGAGATGAGGGAGGCAGATGCAGGTCGAGGCCATGCAGGAGAGCTTGTTCGACCCCGATACATGGTGTGGGAGAACGTCGTCGGAGCCTTTAGTTCCAACAAGGGAGACGACTTCCGGGCGGTCCTCGAAGAGACGATCCGGATCGCAGCCCCGGACGCTCCCGACGTTCCATTACCTGCAAAGGGACGCTGGCCTTTGGCAGACTGCTGGATGGGGGACGGCTGGTCCGTCGCCTACCGAGTTCTCGACGCACAGTTTTGGGGAGTGCCCCAGCGCCGCCGTAGGATCGCGCTTGTCGCAGATCTTGGAGGACACGCCGCACCGGAGATACTCTTTGTCCGCAAAGGCGTGTCGGGGGATCCTGACGAGGGCGGAGCGGCGGGGCAAGCCGCTGCCGCCGGAGCTGAAGGAGGCGCTGGAGCGGCAGTCGCGCTCCGGATGAGGTCCGGACGCGAGGGCGGCGGCAAGGGAGCACTGGTCCAGGTGGAGAAGAGCGGGACGCTGGGGTGTAACAACGATCAGACGATCTTCCGTCTTTGTGCCGGGTTCAAACCGCACACCGGGGCGAGCGCGGGGAGCATCGGTTATCAGGAGGAGATGGCGCCCACCATCGACACGGGGAAGCCGATGGCCGTATACGATCCCGGGAGGCCCGCCTGTGCGGAGGTATGCCGCCTGACGCCGCTGGAATGCGAACGCCTCCAGGGCTTCCCGGACGGATGGACGGACATAGGGCCGTGGAGGGACAGCGCGGGGAAGCTCCACAAGCAGAGCAGCGACAGCGCACGCTACAAGGCCCTGGGGAACTCCATCGCCCTGCCGCCCTGGGCCTGGGTGTTGAAGCGTCTGTGCGCCTGCTATGAGCGGCCCGCGACCATGGCCAGCCTGTTCGACGGGATCGGCGGCTTCCCGCTGATCTGGGAGCGGCTGAACGGCCCGGGCTCCTGCCTGTGGGCCAGCGAGATCGAAGAGTTCCCCATGGCGGTCACCGCATATCATTTTGGAGAGCCGCAGGAACGATGGAGAGGAGGGACGGCATATGGGCCGCTACTATTATGACATGGCAGGGATACGGGGCCGCGAGCTTCCGGAGCGTTCGCTGGAGCCGCCGGATTGTTGGCGGGAGGGGCCGGAGGAAGAGGAGGACGAGGAGGTAGATCGAGATGTCAGTCAAGATCGTGAGATTTGAAGCCGAGAACGTCAAAAGGATAAGAGCGATACAGATCGTTCCGTTCGAAAATGGCCTTACAGTGATTGGAGGCCGCAACAACCAGGGCAAGACCTCGGGCTTGGACGCTATCATGTGGGCGCTGGGCGGGGACCGCTACCGACCCTCACAAGTCCAGAGGGAAGGTTCTGTCCTCTCGCCCCGACTCCGCCTAGAGCTCAGCAACGGCATCATCGTGGAGCGGTCGGGCAAGAACAGCGCTTTGAAAGTGACGGACGCCTCGGGCCGTAAGGCGGGCCAGCAGTTGCTCGATTCCTTTGTAGAGCAATTGGCCCTTGACATGCCCCGGTTCATGCGGTCGTCTGGCAGGGAAAAGGCCGCTGCCCTGCTGCACATCATCGGCCTAGAGGAGCAGGTAGAAAAGTTAGAGTGGCAGGAAAAGGAATTGTATGATCGACGCCGCGCTATCGGCCAGATCGCCGACCAGAAAGCGAAGCATGCCAAGGAGCTACCCAACTTCCCAGAGGCCCCCGCTGAGCCGATCTCCGCCTATGACCTGATCCGACGCCAGCAGGACATCCTTGCCCGGAACGGTGAGAACCAGCGCAAGCGGGAACGGATCGCCCGGCTGGAGCAGGAGAAGAAAGCCTTATATCACCAGTTAGAGGAATTGAGCGCGAAGTATACCACTGTGTGCCAAGACTGGGAGATCGCTCAGAAGTCAGCGCTCGATCTGGTAGACGAGTCTACGGAGCAGCTAGAGGCCGATATCCGAAACGTAGAGACCATCAATGCCAAGGTCCGTACCAATCAGGACAAGGCCCGGGCAGAAGCTGAGGCCAAGGAGTGCAACGACCAATACGCCAGCCTGACAGTACAGTTGGAAGCTATACGCCGGCAAAAAACGGATCTCCTGCAAAATGCGAGCTTGCCTCTTGACGGACTTTCTGTAGAGAACGGTGAGCTGACTTATCATGGGAAGTCATGGGACTGTATGAGCGGGAGCGACCAATTGAAGGTATCCACTGCGATCGTTCGAGCGCTGAAGCCAGAGTGTGGGTTCGTGCTCCTGGACAAACTGGAACAGATGGACTTGGAGGCGCTGCGGGAGTTCTCAGCCTGGATGGAGACCGAAGGGCTGCAGGGGATCGCCACCCGTGTGTCTACTGGCGAGGAATGCTCCATCATCATCGAGGACGGCTGCGTCAAGGGCCAGGATACCTCGATCGCCCCATCATGGAAGGACGGTGAGTTTTGATGAACATAACGAGAGGAAAGATCCCATCTGCCAAAAAGATCGTCGTGTATGGCACTGAGGGCATCGGGAAGAGCACCTTTGCCTCAAAGTTTCCCGATCCAATATTCATCGATACTGAGGAGGGCACCAAGGAGTTGGACGTGGCCCGGTTCGACAAGCCCTCATCGTGGACGATGCTGCTGGAGCAAGTGAAGTATGTGATCGCTCATCCCGATCGCTGTAAAACGCTGGTGATCGATACGGCAGACTGGGCAGAACAGCTTGAGATTGTAGAGCTTTGCGCAGCCAGGGGGTGGAAAGGACTGGAAGATGCAGGGTACGGGAAAGGCTATCAGTATAGCGCGGAAGAGTTTGGGAAACTTTTGGATCTGCTTTCAGAAGTCACACGAAAAGCGATCAACGTGGTGGTGACCGCCCATGCATGGCTGCGCAGGGTAGAACTGCCTGATGAGATAGGGGCATACGATCATTGGGAGATGAAGACGTCCAAAAAAGTGGCCCCTCTCATTCGGGAATGGGCCGACGCGGTGCTTTTCGCCAACTACAAGACCATCGTGGTCAATGTAGACGGGCAGGGAGCACAAAAGGGCAAGAACAAGGCGCAAGGAGGCAAGCGGGTGGTGTACACCACTCACACCCCCTTCTGGGACGCCAAGAACCGGATGGGCCTGCCGGATGAGATGCCTTTGGATCTCGATGCCTTCAGGCCGTATCTGTTCCCAAAGGGCGTCGAGGGCACGGCCTCTGGACCTGCCCCGAGCGAGATGCCTGCGCCATCATCCCTCACGTCGAAAGAAGATGCATCCGCGCCGGCTGCCCCTCCGGCGGAGCCCGCCAAAGCGTCTGCGCAAGAGGACGGCGTATATGTCCCCGATGTGCTCCGGCCCTTACTGGAAAGTGCGTCTGTGACAGAGCAAGAGGTCCGCCAGGTGATAGACAAGCGGCAGAAGCGCTATTTCCCTATGGGGACCACCTGGGAGGCCATGGAAAAAGCGGGGTTCGTGGGCGGCTGGGTCCTTCCCAACTGGGAGAAGATCGTGCAGATGATCCAAGACGACCCAGACAGACTGCCTTTTTGAGTGCGAACGACCGGGGGATGTCCCCCATCTACATCAAGATCTGAGGAGGTCTACATATGAACGACTACATGAACGTCCCCCACGAATTGGGCTGGGAAGATGAGATCAGGAGCGACTCTGGGAACTATGTGCTGCTGGAAGAAGGAGACTATGAGTTCACCGTCACTGCGTTCGAGCGAGGCAGGTTCCCCGGTTCGGCCAAGATCCCGCCCTGCAACAAGGCGATGCTCTCCCTGTCGGTGGACACGCCGGCAGGTACGGCCACAGTGAAGTATGACCTGATCCTTTACTCCAGTATGGAGTGGAAGCTGTCCGAATTCTTCCGAGCCATCGGTCAAAAGAAGCATGGAGAGCCCCTGCGCCCGCGGTGGAACGAGTTGATAGGATCTCGCGGCCGGGGCCGTTTCAAGACGCGTACTTATACGAAAAAAGACGGCAGCGAGGGGAAGGCCAACGATGTGGAACGACTCTACGACTATGAGCCCGCAGCGATGGGCGCAGGCGGTTGGACCGATGCAGGGAGCATGACCACGCCCTGGGACCAGGGGGCGTTCTGATGGAACTGCGGCCTTATCAGAAGGAGGCGCTGGATGCTGTCGAGAACGACTGGGCATCAGGTTTTCCCCGGACGCTGCTGGTGCTCCCCACAGGGTGCGGCAAGACCATCGTGTTCTGCAAGATCGTGGAGGACATGGTGCGGCAGGGGAACAGGTGCCTCATATTGGCCCATCGTGGCGAGCTGCTCGATCAGGCGGCGGACAAGCTCCTCCAAGCCACAGGTCTGGGCTGTGCAGTAGAAAAAGCGGAGAAGACCTGTATCGGGAGTTGGTATCGGGTCGTGGTCGGTTCGGTACAGAGCTTGATGAGAGGAGCCCGGCTGGACCGGTTCCCGTCGGACTATTTCGATGTCATCGTTGTGGACGAAGCCCATCATGTGCTGTCTGACGGCTACCAGCGTGTGCTCACCCATTTCGAAGAGGCTAGGGTGCTGGGCGTCACGGCGACCCCCGACCGGGGAGACATGCGATCCCTCGGCCAATACTTTGAACACCTGGCCTATGAGTATACCATGCCCAGAGCAATCAAGGACGGATTCCTGTGCCCCATCAAAGCGGTCACTATCCCCCTTGCGCTCGACCTCTCCCATGTGGGAGTGCAGGCGGGCGACTTCAAGAATTCCGACATCGATACGGCCCTTGGCCCCTACCTGCACCAGATAGCCCAGGAGATGCGCACGTATTGCGAGGGCCGTAAGACGGTGGTGTTCCTGCCACTGGTACGGACTTCCCAAAAGTTCCGGGATATCCTCAACGCTCAAGGGTTCCGGGCTGCAGAAGTCAACGGCAACAGCCAAGATCGGACCGTTGTCCTCCAGGACTTCGAGGATGGGAGATACGATGTCCTGTGCAACTCCATGCTGCTGACCGAGGGCTGGGACTGCCCCAGTGTGGACTGCGTGGTGGTGCTGCGGCCTACCAAAGTGCGGAGCCTGTATAGTCAGATGGTGGGAAGGGGGACCCGGCTGTCTCCTGGGAAAGAGGACCTGTTGCTCTTGGATTTCCTATGGCACACCGAACGCCATGAACTATGCCACCCGGCGGACCTGATCTGCGGATCGGACGAGGTCGCCCGGAAGATGACCGAGAACATCGAGGCGGCAGGCTGCCCAGTGGACATCGAAGAAGCAGAGAAAAAGGCCAGCGAGGATGTCGTGGCCCAACGGGAGGAGTCACTGGCAAAGCAGTTGTCGAAAATGCGAAGCCGAAAACTCAAGCTGGTGGATCCGCTGCAATTCGAGATGTCTATCCAGGCGGAGGACCTGTCCAGTTATGTGCCCTCCTTTGGCTGGGAGCTGGGCCCGCCCAGCGACGCTCAGCGGGGGGCATTGGAAAAGTTCGGGATCATGCCGGACGAGATCGAAAGTGCCGGGAAGGCGTCCCTGCTGCTGGACCGGTTGAAAAAACGTCAGAACGAGGGACTGTCCAGGCCGAAGCAGATCCGGGTCCTGGAGCGGTACGGGTTCCAGCACGTCGGGCGGTGGTCTTTCGATGCGGCGAGCCACATGATCGACCGGATCGCCGCGATGGGATGGAGAGGCGTGCCTAGAGGTGTGGAGCCCTCCACTTATCGCCCTGAGGAGGGATGATCGGTGGAGGACGGCCTGGACCTGCTGGATGCGCTGGTACATATCGATCCAAAGTCCCTGTCCTACCAAGAATGGCTCAGTGTGGGCATGGGGCTGAAGGAGGCGGGCTGTCCCGTCGCCGCCTGGGAGGAGTGGAGCCAACGGGACAGCGGGCGGTACCATCCCGGCGAATGTCAGAAGAAATGGAGCGGTTTTCGCGGCAATGCCAACCCCATCACGGCGGGCACCATCGTACGGATGGCCCGAGACAACGGCTGGAGACCGGCCCGGGCGGGCCACACGCTGGATTGGGACGACATGATCGAGGCGGACAGGGATATGGTAGTGGTAGATCAGGACTGGATAGAGACCCGTGAGGTGGACGAGCCTCAGGTCTGGGATCCAGCCCAGGAGTTAGTCTCCTACCTCAAGGCCCTGTTCGATGACGGCGATCATGTCGGTTATGTGAACCACAGCTTTGTGGACGAGGATGGACGGTATAAGCCAAGATCCAAGGGTTGCTTTGACCGCACAGCCGGAAAACTGATCCAAGAGTTGAGCAAATGTAAGGGGGACCTGGGCGCAGTGCTGGGGGACTACGACCCGGAGGCGGGGGCCTGGATCCGGTTCAATCCTCTGGATGGCCGGGGCGTGAAGAACGAGAACGTCACAGATTTCCGTTATGCCCTGGTGGAGTCGGATACGCTCCCCATAGAAAAACAGGATGCGATCATCCGAGAGCTGGAACTGCCGGTGGCGGCGTTGGTGCACTCTGGAGGGAAGAGCCTACACGCTATCGTACGTATCGACGCGTCCAGCTATGAAGAGTATCGCAAACGGGTGGACTACCTGTACAGCGTGTGCCAGAAAAACGGCCTGGAGATCGACCGGCAAAATCGGAACCCTTCCAGGCTCAGCCGTATGCCTGGAGTCATCAGGAATGGTCACAAACAGTTTTTGGCCGGCACCAACATCGGGAAAGGCTCTTGGAACGAGTGGAGGGATTGGATCGAGAGTGTCAGCGACGATCTGCCGGACCCGGAAAATATGGCCGTCACTTGGGACGATCTGCCCCAGTTGGCTCCGCCTCTGATCGAAGGGGTCTTGCGTCGAGGGCACAAACTGCTCCTGGCCGGGCCGAGCAAGGCCGGCAAATCCTATGCCCTCATCGAACTTTGCTGTTCTATCGCCGAGGGGCGGCCGTGGCTGGGCTTCCCCTGCGCCCAGGGGCGTGTGCTGTATGTCAACCTGGAGCTGGATAGGGCCTCCTGCCTGCACCGTTTCCGAGATGTGTATGAGGCCCTGGGATATCCCCCTCGACACCTGGGGAACATCGATGTCTGGAACCTCCGTGGCCGCTCTATCCCCATGGACAAGCTGGCCCCCAAGCTGATACGTCGGGCCGCGAAAAAGAACTATATCGCGATCGTCATCGACCCGATCTACAAAGTGATCACCGGCGACGAGAACAGCGCCGACCAGATGGCCCGATTCTGCAATCAGTTCGACAAGGTGTGCACCGAGCTGGGCTGCGCGGTGATCTACTGCCACCACCACTCCAAGGGCAGCCAGGGGGGCAAGCGGGCCATGGACCGGGCCAGCGGTTCCGGGGTGTTCGCCCGGGACCCCGATGCCCTGCTGGACCTCATCGAACTGCCCATATCGGAGGACCTGCGCAAGCAGGAGATCAATAATGCTGTTGGCCGGACCTGCGCCGCGTACCTTGAAGGTATAGGAAGAACAGACGAGGTCGACCCGGACCTCCTGTACAGCGAGAAGACCGCTCTGGCTGCCTGTGAGGAGGTGCTGGCCCCTGGGGGATACCAGGCCCTGCTGGAGTGTGTCAAGGCCGCGAAACAGGGCGCAGCGGCTCGCACGGCATGGCGCATCGAGGGCACCCTGCGGGAATTCCCGCGGTTTGCTCCGATAGACCTGTGGTTCGACTATCCCATCCACCTTGTAGACCGAAGCGGCGTGTTGGGGGATGTGGACCCGGAGAAGGAGCAGCCTGTTTGGCGGAAAAAAGGAACGCCGACCGAGCCGAAAAAAGACCGGCGGAGGGAGCGTATGGATGCGCTGGACAAGGCGTTCGCCGCATGTGACATGGCTGGGACAGGGTGTGTACCGCTGGCTGATCTCATCAACTATATGGGAAGATCGAAGAATACGGTCCGAGATCATGTGGATGAGCATCCAGGTTTTGAACGGACCAAGGATGGGGTCAGAAGGGTCAAAAAGGATGATCCTGGGAATCGACCCCAGGGGTCGATCATGGGGTCAGAATGATCTCTATAAAATTGACCCTGGGATAATAAACAAAAATGTAATTGATAGAGCGTATATATTTGTGCATGATTGCGGGTCGATCTAGGGGTCAGAAATCAGATCGACCCCTGTAAAAACTGACCGGGTGGGGTCAAAAAACAGGGGTCAAAAAGCCCCTCTTATAGAGGGGCTTTTTGACCCCCCCTGTTTTTGACCGTACCACCACTTAGCGCGTGAAAACAAGTGACACTTTAGTGAGGTAAAGATACATGAGGGTCGAATTTTTTATGCCGATGCGTCCGCCTACCGCCACCCACCAGGAGAAGCAGATCAAAGTGGTCAAGGGGAAGCCTGTGTTCTACGATCCGCCGGAGGTGATGGCTGCTCGGTCCAAACTCACCGCCCATCTAGCTGGACACCGCCCGGAGCGGCCACTGGTGGGAGCAGTGAGGCTGATGGCGAAATGGTGTTTCCCCCTGTGTGGCGATCACTATGATGGCGAGTACCGCATCTCTCCACCAGATACCGACAACTTGAACAAGCTGCTGAAGGACTGCATGACCGCAGTGGGGTTCTGGAAGGATGACGCGCAGGTGGCTTCGGAGCTCTGCGAAAAGTTTTGGGCCAAGGTGCCGGGGATCTATATCCTTTTGGAAAGACTGGGGGGAAGTCGAAATGATGATACTGACGTTTCAGATGGATCGTGCTAGTGAGTATGTCCCAGGCATGAAAGAGTCCATCGCAATGTTCTTGGAGCGGTGGGGCGACGTTCGGCTGGTCGATGTCCGGGAGGTCCGGCGGACCGCGCCGGAACAAATGAAGATCGAGGAGGTGACGATATGACAGGCCTTTCGATCGCGGTCGAGCTGAACGACCCATATGGGATCAGCCATGCCGTCAGGCCGTGGGTCAGCCCGCCGGACCCGCCGGAGCAGGTACATACCTGCGACCCGCAGGCGGCGATCGACCGCTGCCTCGACTGCAAACGGGAACGCAGCTATGGGAACTGTGCGCCGCACGAGGGAGAGCAGACGAGGACATGGGGATGCTATGACGAGCTCGACGACCAGATAGATGCCCTGCTGCGCGCCGGTTTGAGGAGCGGCCCCATTTGCCAGGAGCTCGGGATCGCGATGAAGGAGCTCAAGAACGCGAAGGCGAGGCTGCGCTACAAGGCCGGACGCGACGCAGCGGAGGGGAAGAGGGGGGAAGACGGATGAGACCGATCGATGCAGATGGACTTGAGATCGACATGGCGGAAGAAGTGTTCGACGGAGATGGGGGCTATAAGATCTTCGGGTACAGCAAACGGCAGATCGACGCCGCGCCCACCATCGCCCCGCAGCCTAACGACCCGCTCACCCTGGAGGAGCTGAGGGGGATGGACGGGGAGCCGGTGTGGATCGTTCCGATGCGCGGAAGCGGCGGTTTCTGCACTTGGATGCTGGTTGATGCAGAATACGAGCTATGTCG